CTGCTTGTTTTGCTCCATCTGCTTCTCCTGTTGCTGCTTGTTCTGCTCCATCTGCTTCTTCTTCTTCTGGTGCTGGTGCTTCTCCTGTTGCTGCTTGTTCTGCTCCATCTGCTTCTCCTGTTGCTGCTTGTTCTGCTCCATCTGCTGGTGGTGCTGCTTGTTTTGCTCCATCTGCTCCATCTGCTGCTGGTGCTCCATCTGCTAAACTATAATCCCAATAAGTATAATATGCATTTAATACCCTTGTACGATCCATAAAACTACTTGGTGAATCTGCTGGTAAATCAGATTTTAATGGTATTTTTACATTAGTTCTTCTTTGATCTTCTGGTCCCCAATTTTTATAAGTAGTTGTTCTAATATAACCAGTTTCAGCAATTTCACTTTTCATTTTAGTAATAGTATTGTTAAGTATATCATCAGTAAATGGATTTTCGTATGTTATTGGAAATTTATTATATTCTAATACAGAATTATATAAATCATGTAATTCTAAATAATGACCTACAATAAATTCATCAAATAATAATAATATATTTTTTTTTATATCTTCATTAATTTTTTTAAAATATTCATCTATTGGTGTATTTGATGCTGGTGATGTATTTGCTTGTGGATTTTGTAATATCATTTTTTCTTTTGCAAATTCTATAGCTTTATCTAACATAGTTTGTAAGTCCGTATCTTTATGATAATATTTAAATAATAAATATAATATAAAGACATTGATAGTAATATATTTTAATTCAAAATCTGTTTTTTCTTTATATTTTTTTGAATATTGTGATGCAAAATCTTTAATTATACTTTCGTGATTATTAAATAAAAATCCAATATCACAGACTTTTAATTCATGTGACATAACCATTTATATTTAATATATAAAATTATTTTTCTTAAATAAATTTACAAACATTTTTTATTTTTTATTTTGCATTATAAATAATTATATTTAAATATTTATATATATTAATATATATAAAATGAATTACAATGATTATTCAGAAATTTTTAAATATATTATGACGTATGATTTGTATAAGGTCAAAAAAAATATAAATAATTTTAAAAAATATGAAAGCATCTTTAATGTATCAGATGAAAGTAATATGATTAGTACTGGAGAAGATAATAACAATAACGGATTAATTGAAAATATATTTATTTTCTATTGTCTAGCAAAATATGGATTTATATTTGCAGACAAAGCATATCCATATGATAAATGGGTAGAAGTTATAAATAATCCAAAAACACAAGATGAAAGTTTAAGAATTTTAATTCATTTTGCATGGATTGCTTCTAAACTTTATTTAAATGAAGATCTTAAATTTAAAATGCCAGTTGCCGGTGGTGATGGTGATAATGGAGACGATATAGATAATGAATTACAAAATGAATTACAAAATGAAGAAATAAAAAATGAAGATGGTCATAGAAAATACATTTTGTATTTATATGATAATCGTGTTTTATATAAAAAATATTTAAGTAAGTTTTATGAAATAATTAAAGATAAAGAATTAATAAAAACTCTTCATAAATTCTTAGATGAATTAACACATAAGACAATACAAAATATATATATGCAAGAACATATTTCATTATACAGTACATGGAGTGATGATGAAAAAGAAGAAAATGGTTATTATCGTATAGAATATCCAAATGGATCTTATGAAAATGTTAATATAAAATATGAAGAAACAAATGATAATGGTGTTAAACATAAAAAGAAAACTGTTAGTAGAGAATATAAAAATAAAGCAGACAATATATCAGCAGTAGGAAGAATGGTAACGAACGGTTCAACACAAACAGAAGATAAAAAAGAGAATCGAATAGTTGTAAAACCAAATGATCCTCGTGTACAAACTGATCCATCATCAAAAATTGGAAGAAATTATAATATTCTTAAATATTATGTTGATAAAGTAAACTATTCATCAATAGCACATGATATTCATTATGAACAACTAGCTAAGAAAGAAAAATCTGATTTAGATGAATTATCTGAAACAAGAAATATTGTATTTTATGAATTACGTGATGAAGTAGAACCTGGAAAACAAAAAATTTCACAATTAGAAAAACCATTAAATAATTCATTACAAAGTAATTTAGCTCCAAATATTACATTACAACGATATTTTAATGATTTAAATAATGATTTAAATAATAATTTAAATAATAATTCAACTGATATCGATAACTTTATAGATAAATTAAAAAATTTTAATACTATTTTATTATCACCAGCAATATTAGGTAATCAAATTGTTGATAATAATAGTACAACATTAATACAAAAATTACAAGAATATAATAAGACTTTTAATAATAATAATGATCCTATTGCTAATCTTTATTTAATAACTACATTAATAACTGGAGTAATTAATAATTCAAAAATTATTAATAACACAAATGATACTATTGTTAATAATATTTCTATTAATAGTTTAATTTCTTTATTAAATAAAGTTTACAGTAATCAAAGAATTATTGCAAATACAATAAGTTATATGGATACAATTACTGAAACAAATAATGAACTCATAATTAAATTTAAAAATTTATTACATAAACCACCAAATGGACCAATCACCACGAGCAATAAACAAAAAAACCTACAACTAATTAGCCTTAATACATAATCTTTGTTTAAAGGAATTTTTCAAATCTTCAGGTATTTCATTAAAATCAATTAGTAATTTATTTAATTTATATTGTTCTAATGCACATGGATTCTTTTCACAGAATTTATTAAAATGTTCATCATCCTTAGCTAATTTTTCAGCTGTCTTTATACCAACTTTTTTCATTATACTTGGAATATTATCAGAATTATCACCATAAATAATTTTTATTTTAAGATATAATTCAATAGGAATATTGATTCTATCTTTAATTTCTTTACCTTGTAAATTTTTAATAATAGTATTATTATCAATTAATTGTATATAATCATTGTCATTTGTTATAATAACAATATCATCATAAATATTAATTAATCTATATTCATTTTTAATAATAGCGATAATATCATCTGCTTCAAGACAATCATGACTAATAATATTTATTTTGTACTTTTCAATTAAATTTGGAATTATAGTATTATATGTATATTTAAATACATCTCTATTAAAAGTATCTGGCTTAATATCTCTATTACTTTTATATTCTAAATAATGTTTGTTTCTCCAAATAGTTTCTCGAAGACAATCTTTAACTAAAAAGACATTTTCATAATTAATTTTATAAGTTTTAATGATATTCAAAATACATTTTTCAAATAATTTAGAATATTTTTCGATAAAAGTACTATTTTCCATAATAGTATTACAAGATATATCAATTGCCATATATTTTTTTATCCAATTATAAGTACTATAATATCTATAAAATATTACATAACTCAAATCAATTAATAATAATGGTTTATCAACATTAATTGTAATGATATTCATATTTAATAATAATTATAATTATTATTAAAATAATAAACATATCAATTTTTATTTTTAAATAAAAATATTTTATTATAAAATATAGATTTTTATTAAAAATTTATGAATTTCCAATAAAATACATTTTATTACTATTATTTGATAAAAATATCATAACAATAAATAATAATACCCATAAAACTATTAATATACTTTGGATGTATGACCATACAACACAACCACCTGTCATCATACAATTAACTGAATAAATTGATAAACCGAAAGGTATTAATAAAATTAATAATAATAATATACGATATCCAAAATTATATTGAGGCGCTATTGGATCAATATTTTGACCATCATCATCATATTCTGGAATATTAACTGGTAAAAGAATAATAACGCACATAATAATGTAAGCTACAGCAGAAATAAATGCAGGTATACTCAAATGAAAATATGTTAGATCTATTTTTTTTGGTCTCATGGATTTAAATTTTTTTAATAGCATTTTTAATATACACAAATATTTAAATTTTTAATTACATTTATATTTATTTTTTTTGATTTAAATATATTTAAAATGATTTGATAGATTTAAATTTAAATATTAATATAAAATTTAATATATAAAATTTGAAAAACAATTTAAATATATATTTATATATCATAAATTATAAGTATATTTCTAAATAATGGGTATACCATATTTATTTAGTGAACTTGTTAAACAAAATGGAAATATTATAAAAAATTATATAAAAAATTGCAATAGATTATTTTTGGATTTTAATAGTATAATTCATTGTTGTTCTGCTAAAATTACATCAAATAATCCGAATTATACAAATAATGACATATTTGAAGAAATCATTAAATATACTTTAATGTTGAATAATATTTGTAAACCTTCTGATCTATTATATATTGGTATTGATGGAGTTGCACCAAGAGCAAAAATAAATCAACAAAGAAAACGTAGATATATATCAGCATATCGTAATAATTCAATTGATTTATTTAAAAAGAATAATAATATCCCAATAATAGATTGGGATAGTAATTGTATTACACCAGGAACAGAATTTATGAAGGAATTAGATTTATATATTAAAAATTATTTTGATAAATATAAATTACAAATACCGGTAATTATTTCAAGTCATACAGATGTAGGAGAAGGTGAACATAAAATTATAAAATATATAAAAAATGACCAAAATAAATCAAATATTGATATTATATATGGTTTAGATGCAGATTTGATAATATTATCGTTATGTTGTGATATGTCAAATATATATTTAATGCGAGAAAATATGACAGAAAAACAAGTATATTTCAAATATTTAGATATTAATATGTTATCAAATCATATATTAAGAAATTTTAAAAATATTAAAGATTATATTTGTATTTGTGTTTTAATCGGAAATGATTTTCTGCCATCAATATCATTTATAAGATTAGATAATGATGGATTAAATATTTTATGTAATATTTATAAAAAAATTTATAATATTTTAAATGAAGATTTAATTTTAGAGAATAAAGGAATTTATTATGTAAATCAAAAATTTTTATTAAGAATATTTGAACATTTATCAGATATTGAAACACAATCAATGATTGATATATTAGAATATTTTAATACTTTAACTTTTAATTTTAATAAAAAGTACCAGACAAAAATGGAAAAATATATAAATGAATTTGAAAACATGCCTATTATTAATAAATATCCAAATGTAATTAATCCCAGTAATGATTTAAATTGGAAAAATTATTATTATTATAATTTATTTAAATTAAATTCATCAAATTTAATTAAAGATGTATCAATTAAATATATTGAAGGTATCGTTTGGAATATTAATTATTATTTTAATAATAAAATTGATGAGAATTGGTATTATCAATATAATTATAGTCCATGTACTTCTGATATATACAAATATTTATATAGTATGAATAATGAATATTTAATATCATTACAAAAGAAATTGAGTAAAAATGAATCAAGTATTATAATAAATAGTGATATTCAAATGTTAATGGTATTACCTCCACAATCACAAAAATTTGTACCAGATAGATATAGAAATTTATATAATAAAATAGAAAACGGTTGTAGACATTTATTCCCAGACAAGTTTAAATTAATAACATTTTTAAAAACAAAAACATGGGAATGTGTTCCTGATTTACCAATTATAGATATTGAATTATTAGTAAAATATATGAATATTTAATAAAAAAATAATATAGTAATTTATACAAAGCTTATAATTTTAGTTTCATTATCAATTTTCACATGATTTTTTTTTTCATGTATATTTTTTTCAATATAATAATAAGTTATTTTTTTTTGTTTAATATATTTTTGTTTAGAAAATAAAGATAAATTATGTAATCTTAATACTTGTCTAAGTATTGTAATAATTTTATTACTATCAAGATCATTAAAATAAACTTTTACTTTGCAAGGTAAATAAAATTTCATCAATTCATCTTTAATTTCATTAACTTTACTTACAGAGTTTAGATTATCTAATTCATTTTTAGAAAATGAATAATCATTATCAATATCAGTATAACCAAAACAATTTACTAATTTAATTAATAATTCATATGGTATATAATTTTTGAATAATTGATTAATTTTCATATTATCAATTTATATATTAGAATTTATTTTATAAAAAAATTTAAAAAAGATAATAAGTTTTTAATAATATAAATATTAAAAGAGAAAGGTATGGGAAACCATAGATTTGCCATTATTCTTCATCTTTTTTTAATAATAAATTTTTATAAGTTTCAGTTATATCAACGATTTGATTTTCCATATTTGAGATATTTGCATACTTGCCATAAGTAAGAATACCCATTTTAGAGAAATCAAATATTTGATTAGCAATTTTTATAATATCATCATTTGATATATTATTAATAAACTCAAAGTAATCTTCTTTAGATATAAAACTATTATAGAATATTGCTTCTCCAGTAAAAATAGTATTATAATAATCATTAGTAAATGCATATTTTTGTTCATTTAGATATGATTTTTTATATTTTTGTAAAATAGAATTACTGAAACCTTTCTTTTTCATTTTAGATATAATATTAAAAATAATACTTAAAATATAATCAGTTTTATGATCCAAAGTATTAATATATATTTTAAATAATCCAATGAATCTATAAGTTTCATTAACAGAATATAAACTATAAACTAATCCTCTTTTCGCACGTAATTGATATAAAATAATACTATATAATCCTGATGAAATAAGACAATATTTAATAAATTCTAAGATAATATTTTCCTTTACCATGTTTTTAGGAAAACTAGGTAGTGATATAACTGTAGAATATTGTTTACTATTCTTTTGAAAAAGTGTGAGCATATTTGTAAGTTTTGTACTGGTACATTTTAAATCAGGATGATTATCATTATCAATAATTTTATTAGAACCAAATACTTTGAAAACATATTTTTTGACTTTATTAATATATTTTTTATCAGAGTTGACGAAAACACTGAAATTTTTATAATATTTTTTATAATATTTTTTAATATCTCCCAAAGTAATATTATTTAAAGTAGTTTCATTACCACCTACAGGTAATAAATATTTATTACCTTTTTCTAAAATAGTTTCAGATGTTAATTTATATATATCATCATAATCAGAATGTTTACTAATTTCTTCAAGTACAACTTTTCTTTCCATATCTAATTCGGATTGTGTAAAAACAGGTTCACATACCATACTATGTAATATATCAATAGCTTTTTTGTAACTATCTCCGTTAGTCATAATAAAATACATAGTAACATCTTTATCAGTAGTAGCATTATAATTACCACCTAATGATGTAATTTCTTTTAATAATTCTTCTTCATTATATTTTTTTGTATGTTTAAATAACATATGTTCTAATAAATGAGAAATACCATTAACTTTTTCATCTTCATATATAGATCCGAGGGGAACATAAACAAAAATATGAAATAAGTTTGTATCATTAGTAATAAAATTAATTCGATTCATTATTAATATTTATATATAAAATTAATAATTTATTAAAAAAAATATCTATATAATTTAAATATAAAATAATATTTTTCTTTTAAGCTTTTCTTTAAATAACATAAATTACAATTAATTAAATTTAAAATGAAAAGTATTTAAAGCTAACTCAAAATACATTAATTAGAATAGTATTAAAGTATTATTCTAATTAATAAATATTGCTCCGAATATCAAGGATTACTAAAATGTTTAAAAATCCTTGATAAAATATTGAGCAATAAAATGAATGAGAAGAATATTTGTGAACATTATAGGATTTGATTGAAGAATATTTGGATAGTGTGGGTTGTTTACTATTTTGGATGAGGGAGTTGGGAAGGGTAGGATTTCCAAAACTTCATTAGAATCGATATAATCTCATAAAATACTTGAATATTTCATTAATAAATAATTAGAATTGTTATATAGATTATAATGATTCCGAATATTAATGATTATTTTAATAATATAATAAATACTCCGATTATTAAGGATTATATTTATAATAAAAAAACTCCTTAATAATTACTTGAGTATATAAAAATAAAGTGAGTATTTATACTCCGAATATTAAGGATTATCTTTAGCAAAAAAACTCCTTAGTAATTACTTGAGTATAATATAAATTTCCTCAAATAGCTCAGTTGGAAGAAGCATTAGACTGTAATGATAAATTATTGATTATTAATCAATAATTATTGTTATCTAAGTGTCGTCGGTTCGATCCCGACTTTGAGGATTTTTTTCAAGAATTTTAAAAAAATTTATTTTTTAATTTAATTGGGGCAGGAGATGGAGCTAGTGACCCAAAACGCCTTAAGAGCGTTGACCGAGAGGTTGCCGGGAGCATAACCCGGTCTTGCCACCAATAAAATTTATAATTAAAAATAAAAAATTTGAATTATATAAAACTAAATTATTATTTTTATAAATTATTTAAAATGAGTTATCAAAAAATATTAAATCATTTAAATAATAATAATTGACAGAAATAAAATTTAAAGAAAAATATAAAGACAAGCATAGTATAATAGACATTATAAGTTCATGTGGACATCCAACATCAGTACAATATTCAAATTATATTTATAAAAATACTGGAATTTTATGTAAACAATGTTGTTTTAAAAAAATGAGTAATGATAATGTTAATATACCAACAAATTCAATTAATATAGAATATACTGCAATTAAAGCATTACAAGATTATTTAAAAGATAAAATAAATATAAAAATTCTTGTAGAAGGTACATTAGCAGATATTGCTATTCAACCTGTTAATATAAAATATGATTTATGGCTACCTATACAATTAAAGATTATTAGTACATTATCACATGGAATATATAGTTTTCATATTAAAAATAATTATAAAGATATGTATATATTATTATTTTGTATAGATGACCAAAGATTTTGGTTATTAGATGGAAATAATGTTCAAGTAAAAAATATTTCAATTGGTAAAAATAATTCAATTTATTCACAATATGAACTTTTATCACATGAATTAGAAAGAACATTAATTAATAATTATAATCTTAATAATTACAATAAAACAATTAATGAAATTAATATACCAATATCTAAACAATCTCAAAATGAACAATATTTTAGAAGATTAAGAGAAAATTTATTTAATAAATTATCATTTGATTATTCTGAAATGAATAATACAGTTTATGATGTAGTTATTAATACAGTATTTAAAGTTCAAGATAAGGTTATTACTAATTATTTTAAAAATAAAAAATGTCATCCTAATGAAAAAAGAGATACATCATCATATATTGTTTGTTTTGCAAGAAAAAGAAAATATATTAATTTACAATATAAATTAGGTGATAATGATTTTTATTGGTTGTTTTTACCAGATGAAAAAGGTGCATATATTATTCCAGAACAAATATTGTTTGAAAATAATTTAATTAGTAATAAAGATGAAGATAATTCTGGAACAGTATTATCACTTTATCCATACCATGAAAATTTAGAAAATTTAAAAACTGCATGGCTTAATAAACATTTATATTTATTTATTTATTCCAGATGGAAGACCTAAAGTAATATTAAATCAAATTACAAATCCAATTGTAATTATTGACAAATATAAATCAGAAATTACTGAAGAAAAAAAGAATAATTTATTTATTAAAAATTTAACTTCTAATATATTTAAAAATGTAATATCAAATCAAACTATTTATAAATCAAAAATAACTCCAGTAAAAAATAAGGATTCGTTAAAACATAAAAAATTAGTTAAAATTATACAAGATAGCCAATTCATTAAAGATTTAACATCTAAAATTTTCAAAAATATATTAGAAAATATAAAAAATGAAGAATTCATTAAACAATTAACTTCCAATATATTCAAAAATATATTATCAAATCAAAAAAAAAACTTGTTCAGATTGTTCCAAACAAATTCATAAAAATAAAACAGGATTATGTAATGATTGTTTAAACAAACAAAAGTATGAATCAAAATCGCAAAGAAAAGTAGAAAGACCACCATATGAACAATTACTAGAAGAAGTAAAACAATTAAACTATGTAAATACTGGAAAGAAATATGGAGTATCTGATAATACAATTAGAAAATGGATTAAAATGTATGAAAAATATAATTTATTAAAATAATGATTTAATTTTATAATAATTATAAATTATTAATAATAAAATCATTATTATATAATATATATCATTTTTGGATAATTTTGATATATCAAAATTATTTTTATAATTATAATTTAGACTAAAAATACAATAAATTATTATCAAAATTGAAAAATATATTATATTATCATATGTGAAAATTTGTGAAATTGGACATTTTGTTATTTTTTCTTCACATGTTATTGGTGTAAAATCATGAATACTTTTATCCATATTACATATTGAACATTCTTTAACAGATGAATAACAACTCATTTTATAATTAAATTATAGAATTATTAATAATAAAAAAACGACATTAGTCTAATAATTTATTTTCTTTTCTCCATTTATCTGCCAATTTATATATTTCATTTTTATTTTCATCATTGTATCTAAATGATTTTTGTTTTCCATCAACTTTTGGATAAAATATATTATTTTTATCTAAAATATGTCCTTTGTATTTACCACCTTGCCATGTGTATTTATTGAAATATCTGTTTTATTTAAATCTAATTCTCTTGGCATTTTATTTTCAAATTCTTTAGCTAATTTTACACAATCTTTACATCTATAATATGCTTTTTTTTCAGAATTAGTAAAATCTGATTCTTTTTTTATTTACTTGCATTTAGAACATGTAATATTTTTAACTTCTTCTTCCATTTTATAATTTATATAATTTGCATTATCTTTAAATAACTTTCAATTTTTAAAGATATCACTTAAGTGGCCACCTCTTAATCGAAGAACCAAATGTAATGTAGACTCTTTTTGAATATTATAATCTGCTAAAGTCCTTCCATCTTCTAATTGTTTACCTGCAAAAATTAAACGCTGCTGATCAGGCGGAATTCCTTCTTTATCTTGAATTTTAGTTTTAATATTTTCAATAGAATCAGATGATTCGACTTCTAAAGTGATAGTTTTTCCTGTTAAAGTTTTAACGAAAATCTGCATATTAATCGATATATATATAATATATATTATTTTCTTAAATAATTAAAAATTACAAAAAAATTTTAAATATTACTCAATAATAATTCTATTTCTTTTTTTAATTGTAAATTAAATTCTTTATTAATTGCTTTATTTAATTCTTTATTTGCTGAAAAAATATATTCATAAATATCATTATTATATTGTTCCCCATCTCCCCAATTATTTAATCCATTATTTTTATCCATGAATTTTTTAAATAAATGTTTCATTGTATCTATAATTTTCATAATTATAACTTTTTTATCAGATTTGATCCATTTACCATTATTATTATCATCATTTAATTTATATGTCTTAATTATGTTTCTACTTTGATCTGTAATTTTAACATTTTGATTTTCAGGGTGTTCATCGTTTAAATGTATTTCTTGAGTTAATCGTTTTATTGCTGTTTCGGGATTAGCTAAATATTTATTATAAATTTCATTTGTAATATAATCAATTCCTTCTTGTCCAAATGTATTAATAATAAATGTTCTATTATCATTATTAATTATTATAGGTTTTTGTTGATTTTCTTTTAATTGTTTAACTTCTTCTTTTAATACAGTAATTTGTTGTATAATATCAATATTTTTATTTATAAAATATTTACAATTTTTTTTATGATGGGCTAATGTCCTAGAACTCGTATATAACTTTTTACAAACACAAGAAAATGTTTTTTTATAATTAATTAATTCTTTTAGTTGATCATCAGGATTAAATAGTAAATGTTCTTCATCTATTGCATTACATATATTTATTTTCTTCAAATGCCTTATAAAATTTGATCTATCACTAGTATTATAATTACATCGATTACATGTAAACATTTTAATAATAATATAATTTATTATCTATATTAAATTAACTTTAAATATGACTTTTTATGTTAAATAAATAAATTTAATAGGAAAATACCAAATAAATAAATATTATTAATATAATAAATACATAAAAAGTCATTTTTTGTGTATTTTTTAGAAACTAAATTTCATAAAACTATTTTAAAATAAAAGTTCTTTAGAAAATAAAGTTTTATAGAAAAACTATTTATAAAAACAACAAATTTTGACTTTTTATGTTAAATAAATAAATTTAATAGGAAAATACCAAATAAATAAATATTATTAATATAATAAATACATAAAAAGTCATTTTTTGTGTATTTTTTAGAAACTAAATTTCATAAAACTATTTTAAAATAAAAGTTCTTTAGAAAATAAAGTTTTATAGAAAAACTATTTATAAAAACAACAAAAATTGTTTTTCTTAAATTTTTATAAAAATCAATAAAAAAATCAAATCAATCTAGTGAGTTATAGTTCGATCAATCAATTATTGAGCTCATATTATGTTCATTATTCTCATCAGGATATATCTATTGATAAATGTGTATGACCATATATACATATGCTTTAATTCAACATTTGCTAATAGTTCAGAAGAATTAAAAAGTTTATTCAATAATGATAATATTAAACTGATTTATAATATATTTAAGATGAATTGAATCCCACTTAGGAATATGATGTGTAATTATAATCCAATCTCTATTCTTAAATATTGATAAATTAATAACTTTATCATCATTAACAGTATCACCAATAACTTTAGTCATATATACATTCCATCTAGTAGAATTATTATTATAATAATATTGTATATGATCAAGTTTATTACCATTTGAATCATAATAATTATTTAATTATTCCATTAAATAGAAAATATTAAATTATTTTAATTATTATATTTTAAATCCATTTTATTAATTCTTTATTATTTTTTAATAAATACTCATTTGCCAATTTAAAATGGTTATTACCTAAAAATTTACCACTTCTACATGCTAATGGAGATGGGTGTAAATGCTTTAAAACTAAATTATTTTGATCATCAATATATTTAGAATATTGTTGAGCATATATACCCCATAAAATATATACAATATTAGTTTTATTTTTAGCGAGATATTTAATAACATTTGTAGTAAATGGTTGCCAAATTTTAAGATGAGAACCTGCAGTTCCTTCTCTAACTGTTAATGCACAATTTAATAATAGAACTCCTTGTTTAGCCCAATCAGTTAAATCTGTATTTTTACGAAATTTTCCATATTCATTATTTAATTCTTTAAATATATTTCTTAAACTAGCTGCACATTTACGATTATTTGGGACACTAAAACACAGTCCCATAGCATCTCCTTTAGTTGGATAACAATCTTGACCAATTATTACTATTTTAGTTTCATTTATATTAAAATGTGTAAAAGCATTAAATATAAGATTTTTAGGCGGTAAAATTTCTAAAAAAACATTAAATTGTACATATTCATTTTCTAAAAATTTATCAATATTATTTCCATTATTTTCATTATAAATATGTATAAGTATATTTTTCCAATCTGTATTTATATTATTAATTAAAGATAGAATATCCATTTAATTATTTAAATAAAAAATAATTAAATTTTTTATTTATAAACTTGACACTCCAAATTTTTATTAATAATTATATAAACGATTTTTGTTATATTTATTTGTATTTTCTCTATTTTATCTTGTTTTTTAAAATAATCTATTCTATTACATAAATTTATAATAGATTTATTAGATGGTATAATATTTAATTTTAGAAATAAACATCTCCAAAAAATTAAAGAATAATTATTAATTTTAAATTTAATTTTATCATTATTTATAATTAATATAGTATCAATATAATCATTCATTATACTATATAAATTTTTTACATTTGTAGATAATTGATACATTGAATCTATAAATTTATTATCCCAATTATTTAAAACAGGTACAATATTATTTCTGATTTGTCCTCTTTGTGACCATATTGGAGTTGAACATGGTAAATGTGGAATATTATATTTTTCTGCTAATTTATAAATTTCATTTTTACTTATATTTAATAATGGTCTCCAAAATGTAATATTATCTACATTTGATAATTCAGTCATACCATTTAAATTTTCATACTTATTTTGATGACAAATATTTGTAAATATATTTTCTAATATATCATCTTTATTATGACCTAATACAATTATAGAATTTTTACCAAATTGTTTATAACAATTATATCTTACATTACGAGTGTAAGTTTCATATATATCTCTTAACCCAAATTTCATACATGGTGCTCTTTGAATTTCATGAATTTTTCTAGAATATAAATCAATATTTATTTTTTTACACCAATTTTTAACAAATATTTCTTCATCATTACTTGAATTTCTATTGTTATAATTAATAAATAAAGCAGATATTTTATATTTTGGGAATTTATGTATTAAGTATAAACTACATAACATACTATCTACACCTCCTGAAAGACTAATTATAATATTTTTATTTTTTAAATCATAATCTAGAGTATTAAAGTTTAAATCAAAAACTTCTTTATTTTCAATTTTATTATTAAAATTATTTTTTTTATAAATTAAAGAAGCTTCTTCATATATTTTAATGTTTTGATATGTTGCTTTTATAAATCTAATTATTTCCAATTCATTTTTATATTTTAATCTATTCCATGAATAATCTAAAACTGTATAAATATTTTTATTTATATTTGTATGTCTTAATGGTAATAATGCAAAACAGAATCTATTTACATCTAGATCATTAATTTTATTTGAATTTATTAGATTATTTGTTATTAATAATGCTTTTTGTAAATAATATTCAATTATATGATTACATTGTTGATTTCTAAAAATATGTCTAGGTAATTGATCGTATAATAATATTAATTCAATATCTGTCTTTTCTTTATTATTATTTAATAAATGTTCATATTTGTCTGTTAAATAATTATCAATATTAGAAGAACAACCGAACCACCATTTTTGATTATTAAACCATTCTTGTTCCATTTTATTAAATTTTATTTAATAAATAATTTCAATAAAGATTTATCAAATTTTATAAAATTTGATTTTTATTTTAGTTATATTATTTGATTTACAAAGTTATTATTTAATATAACTAAAATATGTATATTTTTATAAAAAATATGAATCTATATAAAAATATGTTAAAAAATTTAAAATTAGAAACAAAAAAAATACAATTAAGTACAATATTACCAAGAATATCAATAAAAAATAATTTATATGATATGCATTATGTAAGTAAAAAACGTATAGAGTCTCATATTAATAAATTTAAAGGAACTGGACATGTAAATGAATATAATTTAATGAATAATTTTGAAAGTAATAAAATATTACCATATATAATTGGAGTTGAATATGAAATTGACGATGGTATTAAAATAGATCATTCAGGAGATTTATTATGTTACGATGGAATTGATAAATTATTAGTAGTTGAATTAAAATGTATAAAATTGCATGAAAATAAAAAAGATAGATTAGTTAAAGTAAAGAATCAAGCATATAAACTATCAAAAAGATTATTATCATGGAAAAATCATATAGTTAATATTAATGAATCTTTAGAATATCTTAAAAATATTGAAGTAGTTCCATCATATTTTACAGATGAATCATACAATCTTGAATATTTATAATAATATTTAATTTATTGATAAAACATTTAATATCATAGCAAATCCAATCCAAATCAAATAAGGAATTATTAAATATCTTGTTAAATTAATTTTTGTATAATGTAATATGCCTATTATAGTTATTAATATTAAAAATATATTAAATAATGCTACTACTGGATTTTGCATATAAAAAAATATATAACACCATGATATATTTAATATTAAATTAACTATAAATAATATAATTGTTATTTTATTTTTTTGTATTATTTCTTTTGCAAAAGAAATAGATATAAAAATATATAATATAGTCCAAACTATTGGAAATACTATAGAAGGTGGAGTTATACTAGGTTTATTTTTCTTATACCATTTAGAATTTATACCTTTTTTTGTAAATATTTGTCCAAGAAATGCAACTAATATTACATATGTAAATGATAAAATATATGCAATAAAAGTTTTCATATTTATAATTAATATATCTTGAGCAAATAAATTATCTAATAATTTAATCTTATAATAGATTAAAACAATTTATTTTTGTTATATAATTTATAAGATTAAATTATATTTATAAATATTTTTTATTACTAAATCAAAAGAATTAAGGTTTATTACCTATGTCAGTATATAATATTATTAAATCAAAATACAATATATACTTGAATATTTTGTATTATTAAACTAGTAATAAATATTAAATTTTTTAAATAAATTATATGTAAGAATATTTTTATTATTTTTTAATATTTAATGATTTAATAATTTTAAATTATTTTTTATATATAAAAATATTAATAAATATTAATTATGGTAATAAATAATATAGTTTTTTACAGTAATAAAAAATATATTTTTAATAAAAATAATAGAATGAATATAGTATAATTCCTTAATTCTTTTGTCTCTAAATAAATAAACAAATTAATAAATATTTTAATATATAATTTAATCGTCTTTGAAATTATAAATAATAATATTTTTTGTATTATTATTAGTATTAAAAATAAATTCTTTTGATCTAATATATATTTACTTTATATAAGATTCAGCCTATATTCTTATCTATCAGGCTTTACTTTCTCTATATTGATGCTTTTGCTTTATTATTCCAACATTTTATTATATGTCCTATATTTATTTCCAATTTATTATTTTTCTTCTAGTATACAAAATTATTTAATAATTTTACTACAATCAATAAATATATTAATTAAATATAAAAAATAAAAATCAAGAAAATTAAATTATTAATATTTTTTTTTATCTTTACAATTTCCATGAGTAATTATTAAATCATAAATTGAAAAATTATCACCAAATTCATTAATTTTATTATAAGTATAATGAATAAAACCTATAAATATAATAATTAAAATAACCCAGAATAATATTTGTCTTATTTTATAATAAATTTTAGGTATTTTACAATTATTATCATCTACGCATTTTTTTTCTAAATAAATTATATGATTTTTAATCATTTGATCTGTTAATAATAATATAATATTTACTAATAAATATGGCCAATTCGCTTTAGTAGCCAAAATGAAGAGTGTATATACAATAAATGTTTTTAAAAGAGTTTTAGATACTGATTGAGTATTATTACTATCTAATGATGTAAATAATAAATAAAATGCTAAATATCCCATAATATGTCTAATGATATCACTTTCTTTAAGAAATCTTTGCAAATCACAATTTAACATCAAACTCAAATATCCAAAAATTAACCACACAAATAATGTAGCTAGATTTGAAGTTTCATCAAAACCTGTTGCCATTTTTATTAATATAACATTTTTTTATGTAAAGAAATATTTATTACAAATGGATTTTTTTCAACAAAAATCTTTTGATATGCATAAGATAATATAGAAGATGAAATTGATAAATCATATAAATATTTAGTAAAAGACTCATATTTATACTCAAGCAAATAAATTATGGAACACTCAAAAATTTTAAGTTTACAATATTTATTTATTTTAAATATATAGAGTCAGCCTATTGTTTATCTTCTCATCAATAGATCTTACTCTAGCTACGTTGATTAATTCACTCTATTATTTCAAATACTTGGCAGATAATAATTCATCTAGAAATATTAGAATGGCTAGTTTAGCATAGTAAAGCTGTTTTCCTCAGGTTTTTTACTATAGAATATATATGTATTGCAATATTTCTTTTTTCATAGAATACATTTTTAAAATTATAAATAACTATACTTTTAAAAGAAAAAAATGTTCCAAAATTGATTGGTCGAATTATAAATGATGAAGACAAAAATGAAATTGATAAAATTTATAAATATTGTATTAAAAATATGCTAAATAATTATAATTCTATAGATAAATTAAACGATGTTTATCATAAAATAACAAAAATTAAAACTATATAATATTAAAATATAATTTTTTAATTATAACTTCTTTTTCTGGAATATTAACAATATGATATTCTATTTTAGATTTTAATGTATTTAATCTGGAATTCCATTTCTTTTCATTTGCAATTATCGGAACACCTGTAATTTTATGATATTTAAAACATGAAGCAAATTTATTATTATTTTGATCTAAATATGAATCTGGGTTAAATCTTATGAATACTATAGGTCGATTTCCTAAATCTTGAAATAATTCCATAGTACGTTTATTTTCACAAGAATCACAAGAATAATCTTCATTTTGATTTTCATCACATTCTATTATTATTGAATGGGTAAATAAATCTATAAAAATATCTGGTCTCCGTTTGGAACAACCTCCTTGAATTATTTTATCAAATATTAATTTTTAATTTGGAAATTTTTCTTTTATAAAATCAATAACATGTTGTGTTCTTTAACTTTATAATTTTTCGTAATTGGTTTATCTGGAAATTTATATATAAAGCATCTTAAACAATGATTTTTATATTTAGGATTCACTCTAACATCATTACATTCTATACATTTTTTTGAAACAATATCTATCATATTTTCTAATTTATGTTCTGAACAATATATAGCTTTAGATTCTCCTTCATAATTAAAACATGGTATTTTTTTACAATTTTCATGTTGACATTTTCTTCTTGATTTTTTCTTAATTTTAACTTCATTTTCGAGTTCTTCAATTTTTAAGATTACCAACAATATAATGTTGACAAGTATCATTAAAGCATATTGATTTTTTTGGTTTAATTTGAGGCATTTATTATTAAATAAGTAATATAGTTTATAATAAATTATATTAATAAATTTTTATATATTGAATCAAAAGAATTAAGGTTTATTACCTATGTCAGTATATAATATTATTAAATCAAAATACAATATATACTTGAATATTTTGTATTATTAAACTGGTAATAAATATTAAATTTTTTTTAATAAATATATAAGAATATTTTTATTATTTTTAAATATCTAATGATTTAATAATTTTAAATTATTTTTGTATATATAAAAATATTAATATTTATTAATATTTTTATAAATAATATAGTTTTTACAGTAATAAAAAATATTTTTTTAATAAAAATAATACACTGAATATAGTATAATTCCTTAATTCTTTTGTCTTATTAATTATTTTTTATATTAATCAAATTTTATTTTATTATAATTTTTTATTGAAAAATTCAAATTAAAGTATTCTGCCGAAGCGACTGATTCTTTTAGTTACGTATCCATTTGAAGGACTGTAATACCATGTTTTTATGAATTCTAATTCATCTAGCTCATTTATTCTCCATCCAAATGTAACATCACGTATAATATTAGATCCACCTGATGCAACAATTTTTTGATGAGTTAATTTGAATGATCCACCTTTCATTTCCCAGTATGATTCATTTGATAGTCCTTGAGCAGTCCCGAGATCATTTATTCCATTTGCATTACCAACATGCCATAAAAGTGATTTTTCATATGCTTGAGGAATATTAGAATCCCACGAGGCGGGTACACCATCAATCTTCATTCCAGCACCAGTATTAGCAATACCATCTGTTGGTCCGTCACCTGGCTTGAAATTAGAGCCTTGTGATGCTAATACGAATGTTTTATCGGCTACTTTAAGAGTTTCTTGAATAACAGTGGTGCTGAATACATTACTGGTGTTGATATCACCAGTAATGACTAAATCACCCCTGAGTAACATTTGATTACCAGTAATTTCTACAATTGGATCTTGAGGATTATTTGAACTCGAAGTGATAAGGAATGATATATTAGATTGAGCACTAAATTGTTGATTATTACTAGTGTTTATATTAAAATTTGCGAAGTTGAGAGATACACTATTTGAACCACTAATTGTAATATTATTTGATGCAACTATATTAATACTATTATGAGCTAAGATATTAATATTACTTGCAACAATATCGATGTTTGATGCAGTATTTATATCTAAATTATTAGATACACTAACATTGAAATTACTTAATGTGTATAATGAAATTACATCAGTTGGTGCACTAAAGTTAAGATACATATTTGAATTATTAGCTGCGAACGCAAGATTACTGTTTGCATAAACATTGATTGCACCATTTAATGCTGTAATACCAATATTACTTTGTGCACCAAGAGTAAAATTATTACTTGCTACTAAAGACATATTATGTTGACCATATAATGATACATCATTAGTTGGTTTATTCATAGTTAAATACATATTAGAATCATTAGCATATACATTAAGACTACCTTTAGATGAATTAATATTAATATTGCTTCTAGTATTAAGTGTATAATTATTGCATGAAGTTTCATTAATATTATTTGAAGCATATACTGTAATATTTTGGGTTAATGCATTAATAACAACATTACTTTGAGCATTGAGGTCAAAATTATTGCTTGCAGTTAAATTCATTTGATTAAGTGTATAAAGTGTTTTAGTGTTTGTAGTATGGTCCATAGTTAAAAACATATTTGAAGCATTTGCATATATTTTAACATTACCAGATGATGCTCCAAGATTAAAGTTGCTTCTAGCATCTATAGTGAAATTATTACTTGAATTTAATCCAATATTATTAAGTGCATATAAATTGACATTACTTGTTAAAGTATCCATAGTTAAATACATATTTGATGAACTTGCATAGGCAACAAAACTACCACCTAATGCACCAATTTCAACATTACTCTGTGCATTAAGATAATAATTATTGCTTGCACTAATATATATATTACTTGTTGTATATAATGTAATATTATCAATTGTTTTATCAAATACTAAAGACATATTAGAATTATCAGCATAAACTTTATAGCTACCTGCTAATGCACCGACATTAATATTACTTTGAGCATTAACATCAACATTATTAGAAGCACTTAATGCTAAATTATTCGATGTATTGATAGTAGTATCTAGTGTATTTGCGTCCATAACTAAAGACATGTTTGAACTCGAAGCATATAGTTTATAATTACCAGTATTCGCAGATACAGATACATTAGATACAGTTGCTAATACAAAGCTATTACTTGCAGATACATATACATTATTAGATGCATAAATAGATAAATTATTATTTATATTGCTCATGGTAATAAACATATTTGATGAATTACCATAAACACCTAGATTACCTTTATTAGCTGATATAACTACGTTACTCTTTGTGAATACTGAATAATTATTGCTTGCACTAATTACAGTATTATTAGAAGAGAATAATGATACATCGTTTGTTGCAGAGCTCATAGATAATAACATATTAGAACTATTAGCAGATAAATTAAAGTTACCACCAATAGTCATAATTTCAATATTACTTTGTACACCTACAAGTAAATTATTACTGGAAGTTAATTGAGTATCATTTGATGAGAATAATATTAAATTTGTTTGTAATGCATCAATCTCAACATTACTTTGAGCAGCAATCGTCATGTTATTACTAGATGATAAAGATAGTTGATTAAGTGTATATAGAGTTTCAGTATTAGTTGTATAATCCATTGTTAAAAACATATTAGAATTATTTGCGTATACACTGAAACTTCCTTTTAATGCTCCAAGAGTCATATTACTATTTGCAGTAATAACAGCATTATTTGAAGCAGTTTCAATTAAATTATTAGAAGCAAACATATTAATATTATTAACAATAGCATTTATAACTACATTACTTTGAGCATTTACATTAATATTATTACTAGCGGTTAAATTAATAATATTAGAAGTATACATTGTTTGTGTATTAGTAAGGTGATTCATTACTAATGACATATTAGATCTATTAGCATATATTGCTACATCACCATTTAATGCACCTAATGTATAATTACTTAATGCATTAACATTCATATTATTGCAAGCAGTGATAAATATATTACTTTCTGCAAATATAGACATATTATTTGATAGATTAAACATTTGAATATACATGTTAGAGGTATTAGCATATAATTTAAGATCACCATTATTAGCAGATATACCGATATTACTATTAACATATAAGTTATAATTATTGCTTGCAGATATATTTATATTATTAGACGCAAATAGTGATAAATTATTTGTTACAGAACTCATAGATAAAAACATATTAGAGCTATTTGCTGATACATTAAAATTACCACCAATTGTTGTTATTTCTACATTACTTTGTATACCAACAACTAAGTTATTACTTGAATTTAATAAAGTATCATTAGATGAAAACATAACTAAATTATTTTGTAGGGCATTTATTAATAAGTTGCTTTGTGCGTTTAATGTCATATTATTACTTGCAGTTAATGTCATTTGATTAAGAGTGTATAGAGTTTCAGTATTTGTAGTATGGTCCATTGTTAAAAACATATTAGAAGTATTTGCATATAATTTAATATCACCAGATTTAGCATTTACAGTATAATTACTAGATGCATTGATTAATATATTATTACTTGCAATTACACTTATATTACTAACAGCATATAAAGTTGCATTATCAGTTGATCTATCTAATACTAAAGATAAATTAGATTCATCAGCATATAATTTAGTACTACCTGCAAGTGCACCAATTAATACATTACTTTTAGCATTAAGATTAAAAGTATTACTTGCACTTACAAATACATTACTTGTAGTATATAGTGTAATATCATCAACTGTTTGATCAAATACTAAAGACATATTAGAACTATCAGCATAAACTTTATAGCTGCCTGCTAATGCACCGACATTAATATTACTTTGAGCATTAACATCAAAGTTATTAGAAGCACTTAATGCTAAATTATTTGATGTATTGATAGTAGTATTTAGTGTTGCTGCGTCCATAACTAGAGACATGTTTGAACTTGAAGCATATAATTTATAATTACCAGTATTTGCAGATACAGATACATTAGATACAGTTGTTAATACAAAGCTATTACTTGTAGATACAGATACATTATTAGATGCATAAATAGATAAATTATTAGTTGTATTGCTCATGGTAATAAACATATTTGATGAATTACCATAAACACCTAGATTACCATAGTTTGCTGATAATAATACATTACTCTGTACATATACTGAGTAATTATTGCTTGCACCAAGTACAGTATTATTAGAAGAGAATAGAGATACATCATTTGTATCATGATTCATAGTTAAAGTCATATTAGAACTATTTACAGATAGTTTGAAATCACCTGCAACTGTACCTATTAATATATTGCTATTAGCATTTGCGTATAATGAATTACTTGCTCCTAAATATAAATTATTAGAAGCATATTCAGTTACAGTATTATTAGTATGGTCTAGAGTTACAAACATATTAGATCCATTTGCATATAGCTTGACATCACCAACGAGTGCTCCAATATTAATATTACTGTTAACATTTACATTTAAATTATTACTTGCAGAAACATTATAATTATTTGATGTGAATAATGTAGTATCATTTGTTGTCGAATTCATTGTTAAAGACATATTAGAACTATTTACTGATAAATTATAAGAACCAGCAATTGTGCTAGTATTGATATTACTATTAACAGTTGTTGTATAATTATTACTAACACCAATAATTAGATTACTATTAGTAAATAGTGTAATATTATTAGTAGTTGCAGACATGTTAAGATACATATTAGAACTATTAGCATATATATTATAGTCTCCTTCTTTAGTACTAATATTATAATTATTTTTAACCCAAGTATTAACATTATTACTAACACTTGCCGATAAATTATTAGATGCAAATACTGCAATATTATTAGTTGCAGAAGTCATAGTTACAAACATATTAGAACTATTAGCATATACATTAACATCACCTGCTTTGGTACTTAAATTATAATTACTATTAATATATGTATTAAATGAATTACTGACTGATACTGTAAGATAATTAGAACTAAAAACTGCAATAGTATTTGAAGCATGACTTAAATTAACAAACATATTAGAACTATTTGCATATAAATTAACATCACCAGCTAATGCTCCTACTAGTATATTACTATTTGCATTAAGATTAAAAGTATTACTTGCACTAACATATACATTACTAGAAGCATATAATGTTGCATTATCAGTTGTTTGATCTAATACAAGAGATAAATTTGATCCATCTGCATATGTTTTAAAACTACCACCAAGAGCACCAAATAGTATATTACTTTGAGCATTGAGATAATAATCATTACTTGCACTCGTATAAATATTATTAGATGCGAATAATATTATATCATTTGCATTACTATCCATAAATAATGACATATTTGAAGAATTTGCAGATAAAGTGATCGAACCATTTGATGTTGAAATAGTTATATTACTCTTCGCATAAACATTAAATTCATTAGATGCAGAAATAATAGTAGAATTAGAACTATAAATATTAATATTGTTTGTAGTTGCAGACATTCTCATGAACATATTAGAACTATTAACATAGAGTCTATAATCACCAGTAACTGTGCTAGTACTAATATTATTACTAGTAGTTAAATTGAAATTATTACTTGCATTAATATTAATATTACTGGCAGCATATAAAGTTGCATTATCTGTAGATCTATCTAATACTAATGATAAATTAGAACCATCTGCATATAATTTAGTACTACCTGCAAGTGCACCAATTAATACATTACTATTAGCATTAAGATTAAAAGTGTTACTAGCACTTACAAATATGTTACTAGAAGCATATAAAGTTGCATTATCTGTAGATCTATCTAATACTAATGATAAATTAGAACCATCTGCATATAATTTAGTACTACCTGCAAGTGCATCAATTAATACATTACTATTAGCATTAAGATTAAAAGTGTTACTAGCACTTACAAATATATTACTAGAAGCGTATAATGTTGCATTATTATTTGTTCGATCAAGAATAAGAGATAGATTAGAGCTATCCGCATAAACTTTAAAACTTCCAGCGAGCGCACCAAAAATAATATTACTACTTGCATTTGTTGATATATTATTACAAGATGTTGTAGTTATATTATTAGAAGAATATACAGTAATAGAATCAGTTACATTATCAAGAAGTATATTTACATTTGAATTATTTGCTGATAATGAAACAACACCATATTGAGCATTGAGATTTAAATTACTATTTGCATTGACAGAAAAATTATTACTTGTAGAAATAATTGTATTATTTGATGTTTTAAGAGTCATATTACCTGAATTAGCAGAAATTGCAATATTACTAGCAGCAGATACATTAATATTATTACTATATGCGTCCATAACTATTTGAAGATCGGTACCATTAGCTAACATATTCATTGAATAATTGGATTGAGATACGAAAGAATTCATAAAATTATTAGAATTAATGTAATTAGATAAGGACATATTCATTGAATGAGTATCTAAAAGAGAAATAGCAATCTTACCCGAAGATGCTATTTCAAAAGTGGTTAAATTGTAACCATAAATTCTTGGAAGCCAAATTGGACCTGCTACACTAATACTATTTGAATCAGGGTAAAGAGAGGTATTAGAAGCAGATGCAGTATATTGAATTAAAGTATTTGGATCTGAAAGGCATGTATCATAAGTAATAGGCATACTTTATTTACTAATATTTTTTTTTTTAATATTTAAATTTAAATTAAAATAAAAATAATATAAATTTTGAAAATAATAAAAAAATTTTAATATCCATAATGTTTATTAGATTCATCCAAGGTTAATATTTAGATGAGAATAACAAAAAAATATAATATTGTTTTTTTTATTTGCAATTATTGGGACCACCTGTAATTTTATGATATTTAAATAGAATTCAAGATTAAATATATTAGAAACAATTATAAATTATTTAAATACAATTTCAGATAAATAAATAACTATTGAAAAATTATTTTATGATTTTTATTAATATAAATTTTTTTATTATAGCTAAATAAATTTGAAATGGAAAACTTCCAACAAAACAATGTTATGTAGTCTTTCTGTGACTGAAATATAGTATATTTAAAATAAACACATTTCAAAATTCTTCATCAATTGAGAATTGATGAACATCTTTTTTTCCAATATTTGCCTTTGAATAATCTAATGATCTTTGTTCAAAGAAGTTATCTTTATTTTCTAATGATAATCTTTCCATAAATGGAAAAGGATTTTTAGAATTATATATTTTAGAATATCCAAGTTGAACAATTAAACGATCCGCTACAAATTTAATATATTCTGTCATTAATTCATTATTCATACCAATCATACTACATGGAATAGAATCTGTAATAAATTCAATCTCAATATCTACTGCTTCTTTAAGCAATTTTATAACTGTATTCTCATCAAGTTTATTTTTTAACATAGAATATAATAGTACTGCAAATTCAGTATGTAATCCTTCATCTCTAGAAATCAATACATTTGATGAACAAAGACCAGGCATTAAATTACGTTCTTTGAGGTAATAAATAGCTGCAAAAGATGCTTGAAACATTACACCTTCAATAATTGCAAAAGCAACAAGTCGTTGTGCAAAAGTTGCATTTTTATCACTCATCCATTTAATACCCCAATCTGCTTTCTTTTTAATGGATGAAATTGTATTCATTCCATCAAATAATTTATTTCTTTTTTCTTGATCTTTAACATATGTATCAATCATAAGACTATAGGTTTCACTATGGATTGATTCTATTGCACTCTGAAAAGTATAGAATGCTCTAGCTTCAGGAACTTTAACATCATTATAGAGATTTGTCATAATATTTTCATCTACAAGACCATCACTATATGAAAAAAATGCTAGAATATTTTCAATAAAAGTTCTTTCATTTTCTGTTAATTTATTTTCCCAATCATTAATATCTTTACTGAAATCAATTTCTTCAACTGTCCAAAAACTAGCAACTGCTCTTTTATACATATGCCATATTTCAGTATATTTAATAGGATACAATACAAATCTATTAATTGATTCAGTTAATAGTTCTTCAGACATCTTATATTTATAAATATAATGTCTATATTTAGTTTTATATAATTTAATTTCAAATTTTTATAATAAATTATATAATTTATTATAAAAATTTATGAAATTTATATATTATTTTATATATTATATATTTTGATTTATTATAATTATATTTAAAGAAAAATTATTTTAATTATAAATATAAAATGAATTTTATAACGTTTATATATACTTCTTGTGCATATATTTATGCGACTATTGCATTTTGTAATATAAGTTTTATGAATAAAAGGCAGTTATTATTAGAAAAAAGAATAGAAAAATTGGAAAGAAGATTTATAATGTTAAATTAAATAATAATTTTAATTTTTTTTATTTTATAATAATTTAAAGACAACGCTTATTTTATATTATAAATGTTATTTAATAATAAAATTAATTGGATTGAAGGATTTGTATCGGGATTACTGTCATGTCATATATATAATAGAATTCCATATAATGATTATTTAAATGCATTTATTATTGGAAGTGGTACTGGAATCATTGTCAATGTATTATTTAATAAATTATTTTCAAATACAGAAACAAAGAAGAGAATTAAAAATTTAGAATTTCAAAATGAATTATTGCAAAGACAAGTTAATTTAATTCTAAGAAATTTGGATGGAGATTTTATTGAAAAATGTTTATTTGATGAAGAAGAAGAGGACGATGATGAAGAAGAGGATGAAGAAGAAGAGGATGATGAAGAAGAAGAGGACGATGATGAAGAAGAGGATGAAGAAGAAGAAGACGATGAAGATGAGGAGGATAATGATGAAGAAGATGAAGAAAAAGAAGAAAAAGAAGAAAAAGAAGAAAAAGAAGAAGAAAATGATGAAGAAAATAACAATAATGAAGATAGAATAGAGTATGTAGAAGTAAAAAAAATCTATAAAAATACAGAGATTGAAGAAATTGATGATGAACCTAAAAAAAATAAATAAATAAATAAATAAATTATATTAATGATCGAAAGAATTAAGATTTATTATATATTTTAGTATATAATATTATAAAATAAAAATATAGTATATATTTTTTATTCTTTTGATTAAATATATATTTTTAATTATTAAATTTCATTTTTATTATTATAAATTTTATTATTATAAATTTTAATATATGTTATAACATAACATAGATAAATTTGTAATATTATTAATAAAATTTAAAATAAAAATTTGAAAAATTATTTAGTAAATAATAACTTAAGTATAAATTATTTATTATATAATTTATTTTAAATATGATTTAAAAAAATATATAAAGATTTCTTAATATTGATATATAATGATGAAACAAATGAATGTCATTAAGAGAAATAATGAAATTGAAGAGGTATCATTCGATAAAGTTTTAAATAGAATTAAAATATTATCAAAAGATTTAAATGTTAATTATATAGATATTGCTCAGAAAGTAATTAGTAGAATTTATGATAATGTTAAAACATCAGAATTAGATGAGTTAGCTGCTAATATTTGTAGTTCAATGATATGTGAACATCCAGATTATTCAGCACTGGCAGCTCGTATTAGCATTAGTAATCATCACAAAAATACAAGTCCATCTTTCTCAGAAACAGTATCTCTTTTATATAATAATGATTTTCCTTTGGTAAGTAAACAATTGTATGAAACTGTAATGAAGAATAAAGAAAAATTAAATAATTATATTGTTTATCAACGAGATTATTTATTTGATTATTTCGGTTATAAAACATTAGAACGTTCATATTTATTGAAAATTAATGGTAAAATTGTTGAACGTCCTCAGCATCTTATAATGAGAGTTGCACTTGGAATTCACGGTAATGATATTAAAGATGCATTACAAACATATGATCATATGTCAAAAAAATATTTTACACACGCAAGTCCAACATTATTTAATGCAGGTACACCAAGACCGCAACTCAGTTCATGTTTTGTTAAAGGAACTAATGTTTATACATCAAAAGGAATTAAACCTATTGAGGAAATTGAAATTGGAGATAAAGTTTTAACTCTTAGTGGTAAATTTTATAATGTGTCACAAATACATATTAATTCTTTAAATAATAGAAAATTATTTGATTTTAAAGCATATGTTACACCTGAAATAACAGCTACTGAAAATCATAGTTTTATGTCATTAACATCTGAACAAATTGAATGGGGTCAAGATGCACAATGGAATACTCTTGAACATTTAAGAGTAGGTGATTATATTCAAATTCCAGATGCACAAATAGAAGATAATAGCGATCCAATTATTGATTTATCAACAATGTTAAATTATGATAAAAATAAAAATTTAGATGAATCATTTCATCAATTATCTACAAAAAAAATAAAAGAATTTTTATATGAGTTATTTAAATTAAATAACTTTGTGATTAATGAATCAAAATATGATAGATTATTTATTCAAAATTTATATAATCTTGCAAAAAGTAGAGGAATTATTGTTTCATATGATGATTTCGAATTAACTATTCCAAAAGAAAGTGACATTTATATGAATACTTTAGAATTTAAAGGGAAAAAATATGTACGTATTATGTCCAAAAAATATTCTTTACGAAATGATGATACTGTATATAATATTGGTGTAGAAAATGATCACTCATATGTTGTTGAAGGATTAATTGCTAAAAATTGTTTCTTATTGTCAGTAAACGGTGATTCTGTCGAGCAGATTTACGATACATTTAAAGAATGTGCACTAATTTCTCGTTATGCAGGTGGAATTGGTTTACATGTTCATGATATTCGTGCAAAAGGAAGTATTATTAGAGGTACAAATGGAATTTCAGATGGAATTGTTCCTATGTTGAAAGTATTAAATCAAACTGCTAGGTACATCAATCAATGTTTTACTCCAGAAACAATTGTTTATACATCAAAAGGTCCAAAAGAAATTCAAAATATTAATCCAGATGATCAAGTAATTACATTAGATGGAACATTTAAACCAGTTAATACTGTTATTAAAAATGAAATTGAAAAAGATATTTTAGAATTTACATCACAATATGGATATCAAAATGTAAAATGTACTAAAGAACATGAAGTTTATGTTTGGAAAAAAAATGAAATTCAACCAAAATTTATTCCTGCAAATGAAATTAATATTGATGATTTAGTTGGTTATCCAATTCCAAATCATATTTGTGATTATGATTATTATGATAATGATTTCTTTAGAATATATGGTATTATGGTATCAAATGGTGTAATTGATATTATTAATAATAATTTAATGAAAATTAACTTATTATATAATTCAAGTTTAGATGATACTGTATTATTTATTAAATCCTATATTGATAATTGTAGTATATCAAATAACATTAATTTTAATGGATCTTTGATGATGATTGAATGGATTAATGATTTTGATAAATTTCCATTAAAATATGAACATTTATATGATAAAAATAATAATAAAATTATTAATCCAGATTGGCATCATTTACCAATTGATAAAACAAAATCTTTAATTAATGGTATTTTAGAATATCATAGTATTTCATTAAATAATAATTCAAGATTTAATTATTATTATTCTGGTGATAAAAATATTGAATATTCTTTACGTTATATATTGATTAGATTAAATATTTTATCAGGTAAATCTTCAAATAATTATTTAGTATTATTTCAAAATGATAAAAAAATTATACAAAATAATATTATATGGTCAAGAATTGAAAATATTAAAACAATTCCCTATAAAGGATTTGTATATGATTTGAATATTCAAGATAATCATAATTATACAACTGATTTAGGTCTTGTTCATAATAGTGGTAAGCGCAATGGTTCAGTAGCAGTTTATATTGAACCATGGCATGCAGATATCTTTGAATTCTTAGATCTTAAAAAACCTCATGGTTCAGAAGAAGATAGAGCACGTGATCTATTCTATGCTTTATGGATTCCAGATTTATTTATGGAACGTGTAAAGAATAATCAAAAATGGTCTTTAATGTGTCCAGATAAATGTAAAGGATTAGCAGATGTATATGGTAATGAATTTAAAGAACTATATGAAAAATATGAATCAGAAGGATTATATAATAAACAAGTCGATGCACAACTATTATGGTTTAAGATTTTAGAAATTCAAATTGAATCTGGAACTCCTTATCTTTTATTCAAAGATGCTTGTAATAAAAAGAGTAATCAAAAAAATTTAGGGACTATTAAATCGAGTAATTTGTGTGTTGCTCCTGAAACTATGATTTTAACTGATAAAGGATATTATCCAATTATTGATTTAGTTGAACAAGAAGTAAATGTATGGAATGGTAAAGAATTTAGTAATACTATTATTAAACAAACTGGTAAAAATCAAAAATTACTTACAGTTAAATTTAGTAATGGTATGGAAATTAGGTGTACACAATACCATAAATTTTATATTGAGGTTGGTAAAAGACCATTTGATAAAAGTGTTGTTAAAATAATTGAAGCTAAAGATTTAAAATTAAATATGAAAATTATTAGGTATGAATTACCAACCATTAATATTAAATCAGAGCTAGTTATGAAATATCCTTATACACATGGTTTATTCTGTGCTGATGGAACTTATGAAAAACATGATGAATATTTACAACATCAATGTAATTATCAAAGATGGAATAATACTTCTTTTTGTAAGAAACATCAAGATTTTGAATTATTATTTGATAATAATAATAATCAATGTTGTGCACAAAGTTTCTGTAATAAACCTAAATTATGGTTATATGGTGAAAAAAAAAAATTAATTGAATATTTAGAATGGACATATTTTAATGAAGATAATTCTCAAGATAGATTAAATCTTGCATTACCTCATGATATTGATGAAAAATATTTAGTACCAATTAATTATGATATTAAAACAAAAATAAGATGGTTGGAAGGTTATTTTGATGGAGACGGATGCATTGTATCTAATAATGGAGTAAAAAATATTCAAGTATCTAGTTCAAATAAAGAATTTTTAATTAATGTATTTTATTTACTACAAACTATTGGTATTAATGCACCTATTAGTCTTTTACGTGATAAAAGAATGACATTAATGCCAGATGGAAGAGGAGGAAGTAAAGAATATTTATGTCAAAATGTATATAGATTAAATATTTCATGTTCAAGTGTTCTTCATTTAATATCATTAGGATATTCTCCAAAAAGATTAAATATTGAAAATATTAGAGCACCTAATCATATAACTAATAAATATATTCAAATTACTGGTATTGAAGATAAAGAAGAATATTCTGATACATATTGTTTTAATGAGAAGACTGAACATGCAGGCATATTTAATGGAATTCTCACAAAAAATTGCTCTGAAATAATAGAATATTCATCACCTGAGGAAACTGCCGTATGTAATCTAGCAAATTTAGCTCTTCCAACATATATCGAATATGATGAAAATTCTAATCCATACTTTAATTATAATAAACTTCATGAAGTAACAAAAATAATTACAAAAAATCTTAATAAAATTATTGATATTAATTTTTATCCAGTAGAAAAATGTAGAAGATCTAACCTTAAACATAGACCATTAGCAATTGGCATACAAGGATTAGCAGATGTATTTGTTTTAATGAGATTACCATTTGAAAGTGATGAAGCTAAACATTTAAATAAATTAATTTTCGAAACAATTTATCATGCTGCTATTGAGCAAAGTATGGTAATTGCAAAAACACGTTATGAAACAATTAATAATTCAGATTTAACAGATGAACAAAAAACAATTTATTTAAATAGTAATGAATTTGATCCAAGTATAGATTCAAAATATCCTGGAGCATATTCATCATTTGAAAATAGTCCAGCATCTCAAGGAAAATTACAATTTGATCTATGGGATAATTTTGAAAAAGTATCAGATAGATATGATTGGAATTCTCTTAAAGAAGATATAAAAAAATATGGGTTAAGAAATAGTTTATTAACAAGTGTAATGCCAACAGCAAGTACATCAAATATTATGGGATTCAATGAAGCTTGTGAAGCATTTACATCAAATATTTATAAAAGAAAAACATTATCAGGAGAGTTTATTATTATTAATAAATATTTAGTAAAAGATCTAATTAAAATGAATCTTTGGAATACTGAAATGAAAAATAAAATTATTCTAAATAATGGTAGTGTTCAAGATATTGATGATATTCCAGATAATATAAAAAAATTATATAAAACTGTATGGGAAATTAAACAGAGGCATTGTTTAGATCAAGCAGCTCAAAGAGGACCTTATATTTGTCAATCACAATCTACTAATCTATTTATTGAAGATCCTAATAATAAAATTCTATCATCAATGTATTTCTATGCATATATGTTAGGTCTAAAGACAGGTGTATATTATTTGAGAACAAAACCAAAAGGACAATCACAAAAATTCACAATTGAACCAGAATTTAAGAAAAAAGAAGAAAATAAAAAGAAATTTATTTGTACTGATGAAGTTTGTACATCATGTCAATGATATTATATCTCTACAATATTATAGTAATAATGAAATTTTATTATTATTTATTTGATGATACAAAAATTAATATTAATCCAGTAACAATAAAAAATATACCAAATATACTATAGGCACTTAATTTTTCATTTAAAATAAAGTATGCAAATATTAAAGAATATAAAGGTGCAGAATAAACAACTGCACTGATTATTGAACTTTTACTATGTATATCCAATATATATGCATATAGTAAATTTGTAATAAATACAAGAATAATCATATTAATAGCAATATAAAATAAACTTCTTGATTTTATTTTAATATTAGTTTTTATATGATTCCAATAATATAATGAAAAAATTAAAGAACATAAAAAATAGAATATATTACTATAAAATAAATACATAATTAAATCAACATCTTTAAATATATGTTTTATAAGTATTGGATTTAATCCCCATAATATTGATATAAAAATAGCGATAACAATTCCAAATTTATCCATTTATACTTTATTATTTTAAATTAAAAATTTTAAATATATAATTTTAAAACAATATCATTTAATAATATAATATATTTATAATTATTATTTTTTTTATAATTAAAATATTTTTTATCTAATTTATATTTATATAATTTTACATAATTATCATAATTGAATTCAACTATTGTTATGATATTATCAGAATTTACTAATTCTTTATTTAATAAAATCAATATAAAATTAAAATTTAAATAAATTTTAACATTTTTTTTTATTTTTAATATATTATATTGTCCTCTAAAAGTACCTACTGTAATTATATTTAATAATGGATTACATATTTTATTAATTATATTATCTGAGAATTTATATTCTTTTCCATTCCCTTTTAGATTTAAAGCTGATGATACTGAATAAAAATCTCCATCAAGTGATAAATTATCTTCATTAATAGTTAAATATGTATTAAATATATGAAATGGTATTGTACCTCCCATAACACTTAATTCAAAATCTTCAATATTTTTTGATATTATAATTCCATTATAATATTCTGATTTTAATACTAATATTTTTGTAATATCATTTTTATGTAAGAATAATTCTTCGCTATTTTCTATTGCAGGATGACTTGGGAGTAATAAAGTATAAAAATATGTTTTTTTATCATTGTTTTTTTTGTGAAAACCAAATGCAAACGATGTATATCCCATTGCATTCATTGCAGCAGGAATATATGTATCTAGTACCTTTGGTTGATTTGAAAAGAAATCCCATAAATTCCATGATATTATTGAATAATTATTAACATTATCTAAATATGTTTTTTTATAATTAAAAGGTGTAATATTTATTATATAATCAAAATTATTTTCTCCAAAAATATTTAATCTATCTTTCCACCATCTATTACTTTGTAAATAATATTTCCCTTTAAATTCTATATTATAATCATTTTGTAAGCCAAATATATATTTAGGGACAAAATTGATATACTTACCATCAGACGATATTATAATATCATATGGAGATTTTTTATCAGTTATAATACTAGATATAACTGCTATAGGTGTACTATTTATATTAAATATATATTGTTTTATTAATTTATTATGTACTAAATTAAATAATGTATTATTATTAGATTCTTTTTGTGTGTTATTAGTACAAAAATATGATGGAATATTATAAATAAAACCATCATAACATCCTATATATATATTACCATTTATATCTAAAGAAGGTGATGCATTTAAATTTTTTCTATAATGTCTATCATGTTCATGATAAAATAAAGAAATATCATAATATCCTATAAATCCATTATATAAATCAAAACTATATAATTTTCCATCTCCAGATCCAATAATAATAATATTATTATTGGATATAATTGGAGATGAACAAAAAGGTGCAGTTGATTGATATATCCATAATTTATTTCTATTATTAATATCTAATGCAAAAATATCACCATTCATTTCTGCAATAATTAATATATTATTTTTATATGCAGGAGATGAATATATTTCTATATTTGTATCAATCGACCATAATAATTTAAATTTATTATTTGAAATATCAAAGTTATTAATTTGACCTTCTGAATTACAAACTATAACATTATTATTATTTATTAGTGGTGATGATTTTACTTCACCACTAGTTTTATATTTATATATTAATTTTCCAGTTTTTGATTCTAACATATAAATATATCTATCTAAACTTCCAAATATAACAAATTCTTCATTATTAGTTAAACATGCACAAGTCCATATCATCATATCTGTATAATATGACCAAATCATTTTTCCATTAAATCCATTTATACAATAAAAATAACCATTATCACATCCTGCATATATATTTCCATTACTATCTATTTGAATATTTCCTTCAAATGAATTCACAATAGAATTATCATCACTTTCTTTATATTCAGGAACAAAAATCCATTTAATATTTCCATTATCTTTATCTAATGCATGTATTGCACCATCACCACCAGGTATAATAACAATGTTTGATGGATGTAATACTGCAGCTGAATCTATTAATGAATCATTTTTACGTTTTAATTTATATGTCCATTTTATTTTATTATATTTATCTATACACAAAAATAATCTATTTGATGATCCTACATAAATATTATTATTTTCATCAATTACAGCTGTTCCCCAAATTATACCACCAATATGAATTCTAGATATATCAGTATATATATTATTTTTTATTAAAGCATTGTAGTTTGATACACCACAATTCGAAATTCCATTTCTAAACGATTTCCACATTTATAATAAATTTATATATATTATTAATATTTATTAAAATAAATAATTACACATTTATCATCACATATATAAAATTTTCTATTTTTTTTTATAATTTTTATTATATATATATATGATAAAGTACCTATTATTGTATATGTTAATTTTTTAAGTAATTTCATTTAATATTTAAAATAGTTTTATTTTTAAATAATTTATGGATTTTTTATGATTATATATATTAAATGGAATTATATTTAAAATTAATTTTAATTGTAATAGTAATATTTATAAATATTATTTTATATATTTTATATTATAATAATTATTTACCTTATAGAAAAAAATTACAAGATAAAATTTTACAAGAAAAAAATTATATTGAGAAAATTTTACAAGAAAAATTTTCCATAAAAAAAAATAATATATAAAAATAATTTAGTTAATATATTTTATGCATACTTTAATTCATAATAAATATATTGGAAATTTAAAATTGATAAATATTATATCAAGAATTAATCTGAATCATATTAAACCATCATTTGAAAAATTAGATATTAATTATAAATATTTAATAAAAAAACAAATATTATGGATAAGAAAAAATGAAAATAACTTATATGAAAAAGGCAATATTCAACAAAATGAAGATAATAACAAGTATCCGTTAATTAATATTGATAATAAATTAATTATTAAATTATTAGATATATTCACAGAGGAATCTAATACAAGAAATAATAAAAACATATTGTTACAATTTAATAGAATAACATCAACACAATTATATCAACCATATTATAATTATAATTATAATATGAATGAAGGTATTGATAAACAAGCAATTATATGTGTAAATCGTTATAATATTTATGGTGGTATAAGTGAATTAAAAAATAAATATAATAAAAAAATTAAATTAGAATTATCACCAGGTTACATGATAATTTATGATAATGATAATATTGAATATAAAGAAACTGAAATGATTTGTGGAGAGCTCGATACAATTGGATATAAAGATATAATACTAATATCTTCTTTTAAAAATTAAATATTTTTAATATAATTTATTTTTTTATTTAATTTATTAAAAAATAATTACATCTTTTCCCCCCCAATGATATATGATGGATAATTAAAATTAATATATATATAATATTTATTAATTTAAAAACAAATTATTATTATTAAATAAGTTAAACAAAATGACTGAAATTACTTCACAAATTGATGATAAATTTGTTACATTTTTAATGAATGAAATGAATAATAAAGAACAAAAATTATTTGCACAAAATTTTATGTATTATTTAAAATTTGGTGATGATCCAAGTGCATTTGTTATTGATTTTAATGATGTTTGAAAATGGGTTGGATTTACTCGTAAAGATAATGCAAAAACATTATTATTAAAATATTTTAAAGAAAATATACATTATATAATTGCGCTCCATTAATCACTATAGTTGGACAAAACCATATATTAAATTATTTTATTTTTATACTCTTAAAAAATAAAAAAAATATTAAATTATACACCATAATAAAATATCATATACGATTTTGGCAAAATTGTACTCATTACCGTGTTCATCAGCAAAAACTGTGAGAAAATGTACATCTATAATAAGTATATACATGTCCTATTTTTTATTATTTAAATTATTGAGTATAATTACTTGTAAAATATTTGAAGTTAAAATCAATAACTTAAAATCCGCATCATCTGGATTGAACCGTATAAATTGACATTTAAGCTTCTTTTCAATAATTTCTTGACGATTAATATCTTTGTCACGATCATAATGTTTGTGATTATATTCGTCACATTCTATGGCTAGTTTATATTCAGGAATATATAAATCTATAAAATAACTCAGGACTTTATATTGTCTCTCTACTTGACAAATAGGTAACAGAACCTCATATAAAAATCCTAAAATTTCAGTTTCTTTGGGCAAGAATCTTTTTATATAATTTATATTAATATCCTGAAGTGCAATGGTTTTCTTACTATATTGAGCATAATGTAAACAAAGCTGATTATAACATTTGGTAGATAGTAATATAGTTTCTTTATTAAATCCACCAAGGTTCTTTTTTCTATTGGGATCGTGACATCTATGTTGTACATAATCTATACCGCATACAAATCCTGTTCTATTTAGATATTTCTTCAAATTGTCTTTTCGTGAAGCAAGCTCTTTAGAAATATCATCAAGATTGTAAATAAACTCATTCATTGGTATCAATAATTATTTAAATTAAAAAGAACATGTTTATAAATATAAATATTAGTTTCAATTTTTTAAATTTGAATTAAAAAATTTGAATTCAAAAACTAAAATTCATAATATAAAGAAAATTCAATACTATATATGAATTAATCATGTCCCTTCTTGAGAAACTTCCTGAAGTAGTATCAAAATACTGGGATTTTAATAGGAACTCAGTTTCACCTGCTGACATTTCATATGGAAGTGCAAGTAAATATTGGTGGAAATGTACTAAAGGACCTTGTGGAAATCATGTGTGGTTCCAATCTCCAAATGCTATGAAGAATATTAAAAGCTGTCCTTTTTGTGCTTCTTCATGTGGAAAGGTATGTCCATGCAAGTGCAATTCTTTAGGGACATTATATCCCGATCTTATTTTGATGTGGAATTTCGAGTTAAACGATATGACACCATATGATTATTTGCCACGGTCAAATAAACGTGTATGGTGGAAATGTGATCAACGATGTGGAAACCATATTTGGGAATCAAAGATAAATAGTGTGACAACATTTAATACAAAATGCCCTTTTTGTGCGAATACACAAGTATGTAAATGCAAATGTAATTCTCTTGCCCATGAACGTCCAGATTTAATGAATCAATAGGATTATGAAAAAAATGACACATCTCCAGAAGAAATTACAAAAGGTTCTGGCTATAATGCATGGTGGAAATGCCAAAATGGTTGTGGAAATCATCAATGGCAAGTAAGTGTAAACAAACGAACATGTCCAAACCAACCAACAAATTGCCCATTTTGTGTTAATTTTAAACCATGTCCTTGTGGATGTAATACTGTTTATGGTGATTCAGTAATGATGAGCTTATGGGATGTTGATAGAAATGATAACAGTCCGAAGAGCATTGTGCAAGGAAGTAGTGTAAAATATTGGTGGAAGTGTTCAAAAGGATGTGGAAATCATAGATGGCAAGCAAGCGCATATCATATTAAAAATGGTAGTAGATGTCCAATATGTATCGGAAAAACAATCTGCCCTTGTAAATGCAATGCTTTGAGCACCCAATTACCTTATATAAACTCAATTTGGAGTCAAAACAATTCATTCTTACCAAATGAAGTGACACGTTTTTCAAATCGTCTTGCTGAATTTGTATGTGAAAAACATGGCACATGGAGCACTATTATCAATGTAATTGGAGGACAAGGATGTGGATGTCCTCAATATGGAATAATAAAACGTGCGAATGCACAAAGGATGACAAACGATGTTTTTATATCAAAATGCAAATTGATATGGGGTGATAGATTTTTATATAATGACACTTTTTATCATAATTATCACGGAAAGGTAACCGTTACGTGTAAGGATCATGGTATTTTTCAAAGTACTCCAGCAACATTACTTGATTCAAAAACGCTTAAAGCATGTCCTAAATGTGCTCATAATACATATTCAGCAAAATCAATAAAGTGGTTAGAATTGATGTCAGTGATTTACAAATGCAATATTCGTCATGCAGAAAATCAAGGAGAGGAACTGATCTGGATTGGAGGAAAAAGGTATAAATGTGATGGCTTTTGTCCTGAAACAAATACTGTCTTTGAATTTTATGGTAATTACTGGCATGGAAACCCAAAAATATTTCAATCCAATTTTATTAATAAAACAACTGGAATTACAATGGGGATTTTATATGCAAACACAATTGAAAGAGAAAAACAAATTATGTTAGAAGGATTTAATATAAAAGTCATTTGGGAATCAGAGTGGGATAAATTTAACAAGGTATTAAAGAAAATACAGAGAATATGGAAATCAACACGCACAACAAATATGTAAATAGCTAAAAATTTCAAAAAAATATTTCCATTATATACATCGATTCGCAAGTTGTTATAAGAATAAAAATTTTATAATTTTTATAAATTTATTAGAAAAAATATATAAAAAATAATCTTTATTTTTTATTATTAAAATTAAACGTATTATAAATAAAAAAATAACATAAATCTATTATTATCATTAATAGATCTAAACATAGTTTTTATTTTACTAAATATTATTTCTACAGGATTAGCTTCTGGTTGCGCTACAGGAATAAATATTTTTTGTTACCCCTTGGGGATTAGAAACTCCCTTTGGGTTGTCCATCCATTTTTATACATTTATGAATAGCTAGATTATCCATAATTATTCTTGTAGGTGGAAGATTGTTTACATACCATTGGCACCTTGCTACATAGATCCTTCATATAATGGTTTTAAATGGCAAGCAGTTTAAAAATTATTTATCTAATATTCTCCATTTGTATCCTTTAGTTATATATTCAAATTCACATGCAGATTTTAAAGTTTGTCTAGATATTTTAAATTCTTTTATAATATCCTCAATTGATGAATAAGTTTTAAGTATTTCATTTGAAATTGGATGTAATTGTTCAATTTTAATAGAACTTATAGGTACTCTTTTATCTGGAAGATTATTAGATAATAAATATTTGTTTTTTAATTCTTCAGAACAATCATCCCACATTATAAAATAATGTCCACTAGATATTGATTTTCTTTTAATGGCATTAGATATTGATGCTGTACTAGTAAATTTTCTATCTATTGAAGCTTCTTTTTGGTCACAAAATACATTAATTATTTTATTTTTATCTAAATTTAACATAGCAACATATCCTTTTTTAATTATTTTTGAATCTATTGTTTCATCTAAATATTGAAAAGTATCATCAGGTAAATTTCTATCTAATTCAATCCATCTACAATTTTTATAAATTATATTATTTTTTATTGCATTTTTTATACTATTTCTAGTAATATCAGATAGTTCTGAATCACGAATTACATATGCATAACTATCATATGTTTTTATTAAAGTTTTAGAGTCTGAAGAATATCTTTGAATTTTATTTCCTCTAGATTGAGTATGACGTCTTGAATCAGATAATAGAATAATAGGATCTATATATGTATTATAATCGTCAATTTCATTATTTTTAATATTATCATTAATTTCATTATGATTAATTTCATTATTATCAATTTCATTAATATTATTAATTTCATTTATTAGTTTTAGTTCTTCAGTTCTAGCTTGAATTTGTTTTAATTTAATATTTTCTAAAGCTATTATTTGTTCAGCTGAAACTGATGATGAAAATTTAAATTTATTATGTATAGCGATTCTAATTATATCTTGAATTTCTTCATCTGTTACTAAAAATAATTCAGTAGAATTCATTTCATTATATTTATATTTTTTTATATTTTGATGTGTATGTAAAAATTTTTCGAATGCTTCATTCATTGGACATTCAAATACTTTAAATATATAAAAAGTTTCATATTGTTTAATTAATTTTGGAACTCTAATATCTAATTCTTTAGTAGAACCTATTTTAATAATATATTTACCATCTTTTTCTGATATTTTTGCAAAATATACAATATATTTATCTTTAAATGCTTCTACTAAAGCATCATGTTGATTTTTTTGAATTATTAATTTATTTTTATTTGCTTCTTGTTCTAATGCAATTTTAATTTGTTCACTGGTTTCTGCACGAATACGTTCTTTTTCTTCAATTTTTAACTGTAATTCATATTTACCTGTTTCACGAATAGATTCAAGAACTTTACTAACCCATTTTTGAAATGGTTTAGCAATAGGTTTACGTGAATTCATTAATAATCTATATACACCACTTTCAGTAAGAAATAAGACTTCTTGTGGTCCACCAGGGGTCATACTAGTAGTTAGCACCTTTTCATCTTCATCAAAAGATATAATAGACTTTGAAATATTTTTTATTTCTAATATTTTAGCAAATTCTGATGCTCTAAATAATGGTTTATTATTTTTCCATAAGATATTGATATTATGTTCAACCCCATTTAATACAAATGCTTTTAAAATATCCATACTGTTAATGTAATTATAATATTATAACTTATCTTTATATAGTTTTAATTGTTTTTAAATTACTGATGAACATCCACAATTAACATTAATTAACTGTGAGTGTTTGATTTAATTTATTATATATATTTGTATAATAAAAACCAATATTTTTAAGATCTTCTTCAATGTTATAATTAATTAATTAAAAATAAAAAAATAGTTTTAATTATATAAAATTTTAAATTATATTTTTATAATTTTTAATATGTTCATAAATTTAATTTATAGTTTTAAAAATATTAAAATCTTTATCTTGTGGACTATATCTAATAAATTTACATTCTAATTTATTAATAATATAATTTTCTCTAATTATATCTTTATCATTATTTTGTAAATTTCTATGATGATTTTCATCACATTCTATAGCTAATTTATAATCTGGAAAATATAAATCTATTTTTAAACTTATTTAAAATTATCAAAAAAATTATTCATCATTCTCATCAAATTGCCACATAAAACCTTTATGAGCTTCTTGGTTGATACATGATCGTTTTAATACTGCTCGTGACATGTAAAATTCTTTTAAAACTTCTGAAATAGATTCAAATGTTTTGATTACTTTTCGTGTATTGATATCAATCTGATGTACTCGTGTACCTTTTGATAATGCAACATTTGGTAATTTAGCTCTAGATAAATATTCATTTTTTAGATCTTCTGAACAATCTTCATAAAAGCAAAAAAAATGATTATGTACTAGTTTATCTTTTTTTATTGCTTCATTTATTGTTTGTTTTCTATTAATCCCAGTGATTTTTGCGGCTTCAGCTTGAGATGGAAATACATTATTAATTTGTGTTTTTTCTTTATTAAGCATTGCTATAAATTGTGGAATAGATGAATGATGAATTTCTACAGTTTGTGGAATTTCATATTTAATTTGTTCAGCGGATGGTTCAATAAAAAACCATCTATATCCATGATATATTGTATTATTATTTGCGGCTGCTTTAATTCCATATTTTGACATAAGTGGATTACATCTTATTACATCCATAATACCATCGTATGTCTTAATCAATTCAAATGAATCTTTGTCATACTGTTGCACTTTGCGATTTCGTGTATTGTTTCGTGGAACATTATTTTGATCTAATTTTGAAACTATTTCTTCTTCATCTTCTTTAATTTGATTACTTTGGTCTTGTATGTTTTCATTAAAATTTGTTTGTAATTTTGATAATAATTCAATCATGGATTGATTATTTGAATTATTTGCAATTAAATCTAGAAATTTTTGTTCATTTTCTAGACGTTTCATTTCAATATATTCAGATGGATTAAATCCTTGGTAATATCCAATATTCTTCTTAATAATTTTAATGATCATTTTATAATCATCATCAGTGACTAAATATGTTTCACTCGACCTTACATCTTGGATTTCTTCTTCGAATCTAAGTCTTTGAATTTCAGGTCTTCTTTTTAAGAATGATTCAAAAGTAATATTATTTCTAACTTCAAATATATTGAGAAATATGGAATCTCCGAAGTTATTTGATAATGCACGATTTCTGTCATCAATATTATCAGACCATCCAAGTTTTAATATAAAACGATGTTCATCATAATTTTTTAATTTTGTGAGGTAAAGAACATCTTTATTTTTAAATGATTGTTTTAAAGCATTATGTCTTTCATGTTCAGTATTTTGCTCAAGTTCTTTTATATGCTCTTTTTGATTAGCAAATTCAATTTTTTGTTTTACCATTTGTTCTCTAAGATATTTCATAAAAATCTTTTCCATTTTAAGATAATAATCACATACTTCATCACCTCTTTTTGTTGAGGCTTTTAGACAAAACTTTTTAAATGTATCAACATTTAATATTATAATTTCTTTGTTTTGACCTCCATAAACTCGCTCCCTCGCCTGAGGGAGCGCAATTGTATAATGTATATTTTCTTCAAAATATTTTTTAAGCAAGTCTTTTGCTTTATCTTTTTTTGAAAAACCAATCCATTTCCAAACATCATCAAAATCAATAACAAATGCATTTGAATCATCTCCATATTTTAAAAATTGTGCAAAATGATTTGCAAATAGCTTCCTGATCATCTGAATTAAATTCATTTAAAAGATATTTAATAAATTCATCATCAATTTGATTGCTTAATTCTCTAATATCTGTATTATTTGTTGTCATTGTGATTATATTAATAAATGTATGTTATTATTAAATAGTAATGAATCTAAATTTTAATTAATAAATTATATATTTTAAGATATATTTTGTGATAATCAATTGGAAAGAATGACAATTTCTTTAAATTTTATTAAAATAAAAAAATTATAATTTATTCTGATAATTGTGTATATTTCTCCATTAATATATTGAATTTTTCTAAAGTTGTTTTCTTTTTTGATTCAGGAGTTGACCAACTTTTTACTCCTTGTTCAATTAGTTTAGGATGATTATTTATTACAAATTTATCACCTCTTTTATCAGTTGCTACTATATACCAACAATATTTTGGTATATCTTCAATTTTAACACCACATTTTTCTGGTAATTTTGATTGAGTTTTACGTCCTGGTGCTGTATTACGATTTGATTCAATTATATCTTTATCAGAATCATTATTATCTGATAGTACATTTTCTGAAATATTACCTTCATAAACTTGAATACATTTACAAATTTCATAGTATTCTCTTTTATTTTCTTTAGATTTATTATTTAATTCTTCATCATTATAATCATTATTTAATTCATCTAATTCTTCTAATCTTGCAATAATATCTTGATATTTTTGAATTATTGTTAATTTTGATGATTTTGTACCACTCATAATTGGCTTTTTACGAATTTCTTGAGTTACTTCTTTTACTAACTGAGGATGTTTTTCTATAATAAATTTTTTTTCTGTATTATCCCATCTAACATATTTAGGTAATTCATTAATACCTAATGCAATTAATTCTTCACAAGGAGGTTTTTTATCAGATCTAGTATCTCTATTACTATTTTGTTGTCCTTGAGTCGCCATTCTTAGATTTTTAACACGATTATCGAATTTAATACGATTAATATGATCTACAGAAAGATTTTCGTTATCATAATCTTTAATTTTATTATAATGTGAGATTAAACTATGCATATATCCAACAATTTTATTATTAGCATAACCTCCTCCATTAACATGCCAATCATATTTATTAATATAATAATCATTATTTATATCATATAAAATAGGATTTTTATCTTGGTTATTAACGATTAAAGCATAATATTTATTAATATTATTTTCAGATATCGCATATTTTATTTTATATTCTTCTTTACTTTTAATTTTATTTAATTCTATTTTTTCAGATATTTTATATGTCATTTTTATTTGTAAAATGAATGCAAAAATAATATTTATTTTTAATTCAAATTTTATATATTTTTTAAAATATTATATTTGAATTTAAATATTTTTAATAAATTTTTATATAATATAAATATAAATGAATTGTATGGGAGTCTAATTTGAATATGCTAATCCACCCATACCACTCATGATACGGAGGACATTGTAGTTAACTGCATACACGCGTACTTTAACTGTCTTGCCACCAGCAACAGAGTTTGGTGTAAGAGTAAGTGCAAGAGTTGCGTTATCAATACGAGAGAAGTTGCAAGTTCCAGATGGTTGATGTTCTTCCGGTTTAAGACCGAATGAGTATACATTTATACCAGTAACTGGTACATTTTCGTGATGCTGATATGGTTGAACAAGATTGAAATAATTTCCATCACGTTCTGAGAAGCGGTCGTGACCATTGAGTTGGAGTTTGCAAAGGGAAACTGGGTTAATACCACCTTCGAAAGAAACTGGTACGAATACATTGTTAGCACCACCAGCTGCAAGACCTGGCATAGAACCAGCATCGTGACCATCAGTGTCACCAAAAATGTCACTAACATTAGAGCTAGTAAATACATTGGTTGCATTATATGTGTTATCTTGGGCATCAGTGTAATTGAACCATTGTTTACCGAGAGCATGGGAAGCTGCGGCAACTGCACCTGATTGATCAGTAATATTAGTATCTTGTTGAATAACCCAGATTAATTCTTTTACAGGATGGTTGAAATTTAATTTAATCTTATTATTTGAAGTGTTTGTGCTTTCATCACCTGTGAATTGAAGTTGTTCTATAAGATATTCGTGGGAAACTTGTGCAAAACGACGTCTTTCATCGGTATCCAAGTATATGTAATCTATATATAGAGAGCATGATTGTAAAGAGCCAACAGATACTGCATTAAGATTAGTGGTCCATGTAGCACCACCATCAGTAGTAGTACCTGCCCAATAGCAATCAGATGCTGGACGTAATTCAAGATTAATTTTAACTTCATGGTATTGGAGGGCAATAAGTGGAAGTGCAAGACCTGGGTTGCGTGCAAACCAGAATTCAAGTGGTACGTAAAGGATTGGACCAGCAGTTGAGGAGTGGCCAGCACCAGATACATTTACTGCAGATGTAGTTTGATTGAATACTGGAGTAGTGAGGGATGGTACATTGCCAACCATGTTAGCATAACCGAGTTGATGACCGGCAGTTTGGGTAAGTTCATTCCAAACATGAAGCCAGTCACCATAGTGTTTGTCAATACGTTGACCACCAATTTCAAGTTCTACATTGCGGATCATTACATGACCGACCCAGTTAAGCCATCTAAAACCAGTGTAGGCAGATGCACTGGATTGAGCTGGTACGGAAACAACTGGGAGTTGTACACGGAGATAAGTTCTGTGGATTAAATCACCATTACGAGAAATAGTGCATGTTACTTTTTTTCCCCAATCAGATTGACCATTGAATACTTGTTCAATAGATTCCATAGAGAAATTAGTGTGACGTCTGTAAATTACTTTGAAGAAGGTAATTTGTGGGTTACCGGTGAGGTAGATATCTTGAGCACCGTAAGCAACTAACTGCATAAGTCCGCCTCCCATTATATTTATATTATATATTGAGAAAATAATTTGAACCAAACTCACTTAATTAAAATTAATTAATTAAAATTAAATTAAATAATTCTTGATAAATATACATTGATAGATAATTTATATTAATTAATCAAATATATTATGTATCTAATTAATTTATTCTTTTACCAAATATAAATTTATTTAAAAATTAAAAATTTAATTGATTAATGATATTTATGCAATATTAGATAAAATTGATTCTTATTATTATTGTTCATTTTGTCAAATTAATACATGTAGATTAATTGGATGGTATAATAATATATGTATAATGGTATTAGATACAGAAAGTGGATAAATCTATTTAAATTTAAATAATAATTATTAAAATGACATGGTTAAATAAGACTTATAATAATACAAGTATATTTATAGCGATTGGATCATACATCATTATATACACAGACTACTTCTATTGTTACCTCTTCTTCTATCACTTATTATGAATCCAGTTAATCCATCAGTTTAACTCATCTAGATACATAGTCCAAATCGGTGTTTCTAAAAAGAAATCATTAGAATAATTATATAATGATTGTATCAATTATATAATGATTGTATTAATAAATCAAATTCCTTAAATAATTAAAAATTCAAAATACATATTATATAAAAAATAATTAATTTTTATTATATATAACAATTATAACAATGTGGTTTATTTGTAAATCAATATTAACATTTTTTTTTATTACAGGTATATATATTATATATGAAATTTTTTAAACTTTAATTTGAATAAATTTTTATTATTAATAACATTAATAAAATCTGAAAAAAATTAATAAAGTTTCTAATATTTTAATGATAATTAAAACTTCTATTAAAATATTATATATTTATTGCCTTTTACTTGAAAATAATAAATATTATGTAGGAAGAATAAATGATTGTGATAAACGTTTTAATGAACATTAAAATAATCAAGGTTCTGAATAGACTAAGATATATAAACCAATCGAAATATTTGGAATCATACCTAATTGTGATAATTATGATGAAGATAAATATATAAAAATCATGATGGATATATTTAGTATTGATAATGTACTTGGTGGAAGTTATACTCAAATAAATTTAAGTTATGAAATAAAAGAAATTTTAAATATAGAAATAAAAAAATGCAAAAAATCTTTGTTATAATTGTGGAGAATCAGAACATTTTATAAAAAATCGTAAAAATATATGTTATAATTGTAAAAACTATATACTAATTTTACTTGTAAAGGATGTGAACTTATTTTAGATAATATAAAACATATACAATCACAATTAACAAATGATTTATCATTAAATTATTTAATAAAAATAAAATCGAATTAGAAACATGTCTTGTTGAAATTTGGAAACAACTTATTCTAAAAAATTTTGCAATAATAATATACAAGTATCTACATTTACTCCTTATAGTTGTTATGTAACGAAGATATCAGTTATTACAGTGATTATAATAATGTTAAAATATATGATAAAGAATCAATAAATCTTGATTTATCAAAATATAATTTGATAATTTATCATCATGACAAACATGATTGTACATCTGAAAGTAAAATAATAAAAATTCTAGAACATAATAAATGATCAGGAATTTTAATTTTAAAAAATTTAATATTTATAAGAGATATCTGGAATAATATAAAACAATTAAAAATTGATGTAACACAAAAATCTCATTGGATTGGAATAGTTTTATTTCGATAAATTATTTTTGCGAATATTTATTTTTAATATAATTTCTATCATCTATAAAAATTTTATGTAATTTTTCATTATTTTTATTTAATACTGCTAAATAATTTAACATTCTAAATAATGATAACCAATTTTTATTCATAGCTTTATAGACTTTATTTAAAGCATCGTGTCTTTCTTTTACTGTTTTATTTTCAAGATCATGATATCCATATTCACCTAATTTATGATCTTTATCAAATACTATATATATTCTTTCACCTGTTTTAGAATATAATCCAGATTTTCCTGTATGTTCTCCTTTTTCTTTAATACAATCAGCTGGTACTATAGTTTTTTTTATTTTAATAGTTTTATTAAGTGATGTTTTCGTATATTCATTTTTAATATATGCAGATCTACGAATCATACCCGATGGACATTTTTTAGGTGATATATTTGATGTTAATTCTTCAGCTTTTTTTTGTTTTTTGAGCATTTCTTGTATTATAGGTTTATTAACATTTTCAGATTTTTTACCAGATTCACTAGTTGATTTAATGCATGTTGATTTAACAACAGTTCCTTTAGATGTAGTATAACCATCTCTTAAAATATAACCATCAGAACATTTTTTAGTCATTTTATATTATGATATGTTTTTTTATATTTTAATATAAAAAATGAATATAAATTCAATATTGAAATATAGTCAAATATTTATTGATATATTATTATCAATAATATATATTTGGTTATTTGTTTATTTAATAAGAATAAATATTATTAAATGTATATGTGGTATTAATTTTTTAAATAAACTTATAATTATATTTACTTTTTTAATAATATTATTTTCTTTTATATCGGTATTTATGAAAAATGAAAAATATATTATATATTTTTTTATATTTAGACTTATTATTATATTAACTAATATAATTTTGATATTAAAATATGCTCATAAATTGAAAAAAGAAAAATGTATATGTTCTAAAAAAATATATAATATTATTAGATATTTTATATTAGTTCAATTAATATTTATAATATTATTTATAATATTTTCTATTTTTATATATATTATTTTTAATTATGTTCAAAATATAATTTAATAAAATTTTATATCATTTATTATATCTTCTTCAATATTTTTTAATTTCTTCTTACATATATTTATATTATTGTATTTAATTTGAATACATGTAATTAATTTATTAAATATTTTAGATTTTTTTGTAAAAGTTATATGTGAAGATATTGGATCTATATTAATAGAATAACCAGTCTCTAATTTATTATTTATTTTTTTATTATTATTTTCATATAATAAACCATATATACCATTTAATCCTGTTTTTTCAACTATTGGATCTCCTTTATTATAAATATGATAATATTTTTTTGTATTATTTACTATAACCGGGCATTCTTTACTAAATATACTTGGACAAGAAAGTATATAACAGAATATATTTTTATATCCAGATATTAATAATAAATGACTAATAATAACACTACATGCTGCTCCTAAACTATGTCCATACAAATAAATCTCTATATTTTTATTAATTGGTAAAATATCAGAAATCATTGATAGAGATTTTAATGCATGATTTAATATTCCAACATGAGTAGTATTTGCAATTTTTTCTAATGATTCGATAGAAATATTAAATTTATTTAATATATTTTGAGGAATTTTAATTTCACTCGTTGTATATAAATATTTAATAAAATCTATATTTTTATCTGTACCTCTTAAACATATTATTATTTTATTATTAAATACACAAGTATATATAAAAGGTGAATTATATTCGAATGTTTTCATATATAATTTGTAATTATCATTATCAAATAATCCCTGTCGTAATATAGGTTTATTATATGCTAACATTGACCAATAAAACATTGTTGCAATGTCTTTTGGATATTTAAAAAGAATCTCATAATTATTATAAAAATATATATATAGATCTTTCAATGTATATATATTTTCTAAATCATTACATTTAGATGATAAATTTTTTGAATTTGATGTTTTTATAATATTAAAAAAATTCATTTTTATTTTAATTATATAATTTTAATAAAAAATATTTATAATATTTAAAGATTTTTTTAATACTTTAAATATAATAAATTGTTATGTACTCTATAACAAAATCAAATAAAAATATTAAACATCCACCTATAATTAAAAAAACTTTAGATACACAACATACAAATAAAATGCAACAAATAAAAAATACAGAAAATATAATTAAAAATTTAGAAAATAAAATAAATGAATTAAAAAATAAATTATCAAAATATGAAAATAAAAAAAATGAATTAAACGATAAAGATATAGAGTATATGATAAATTTAAAAGATGAAATAAGTATTTTAGAAAAAGAACTTAAAAATATAAATCCTAATATTGATGAAATAAATTATTTAATTGAAACTGGAAATATATTATTTAAATATTATGATATAATTGATAAGGGTAAATCTAAAGATAATTCGATTTTAATTAATAGAAAAATTAATCAAAATAGTATACTTAATTATTTAATTAATAATCAAAATAAAGATGAAATATTAAAAACTGAAATTGATGATAAAGCTACATTATTAGATAAATATATGGAATATACTGAAGATAATTATGTAAAAAATATAGAATTTGAAAATAAAGATAAATGTTTATCATGTAAATCAATTAATAGAAATGTAATGTTAAATGATGGTATTATATATTGTAATGATTGTCATACAGTTGAATATATATTAATAGATCATGATAGACCTTCTTATAAAGATCCGCCTAGATTTCTTTGGGCAGAAAAGTCATACTGTGGAAACTATCAGAATATGTTTCCTATAAAACAGTTAAGTGTTCTGATTCTTATATTTTTATTAATTATAAGAATATACTATGGCTAGTATTGCTATTATAAAAAGCAGTGCGACATACCTTGATGCGGGAAGTCCCTTAGAGCCTTCAATACCACTACATATTGGAAACTTTATGTAGGAACTCGGTTAATTATCGAACCCAATGGTAAAAAGTTGAAGGATTGGGTAATCCGCAGGCGAGTATCTAAATCTATTATGCTAAGATATGATACCGTCTCAGAGACTGAACGGGTATGGGTGTGAGGGTGATTGGCAATCACTAATGATCACTTAAGATACAGTCCAAACTTATATGAAAGTATAAGAAATAATTACATGGAAATATTTATTATTTTCATTTAATTATTATTGAAAGAAATTAGCTATTTCGCATATAAGCGAATAAATCATTTTAATGAGTTTAGGTTTAATAAAGTATATTTTATAAAATTTATTTGGATTAAAAATTTTAATATTTTATAAAAAATCTGAAAGTATTTACAAATAAATAATTACAATAAAAAATGGCTACAAATAGATCTAATGATTCTGATAAGGGTGAAGTTTATATGGCAACTAATAAAAAAATGGAAAATCATATATTGGTCAAGCACCATTATTTATGGGTGTAAATATGCAAAATTGGGGTGGATCTGCAAGATGGACAAGACATATTCATGAAGCTATTGATTAAAAAGAAATCTGGAAAATATACAGAAATTAATAAGGCAATTCGTGAAGATGGTAAAGATAATTTTGAATAAAAAATTATTTGTAGATGTTCCTTAATTGAACTAGATAATATGGAAATAAAAAAAGAATATAATACAATTGAACCAAATGGATATAACATGACAACTGGTGGTAAATGTGAAAGACATTCAAAAGCATCAAATATTAAAAAACAATTGCCTCAGAAGAAAATGAATGAAGTTAGTTCTTCACAGAATAATAAAAATTATACGAATGAATCTGATTCTAATTAAAATTCTCAAATAGATAAGGAAACAAATATACTCTCTAAATTACAACAGGAAAACGATATTGACGAAGAAATTGATACTGAATTACCTAAACATGTTTATACAGTTAAAGTAAAAGGTAATATTGTTGGATATCGAATTATGAGATTTAAAATTGATCCTACTACAAATGATATTATAAATAAATCATTTATTGATTCTATAGATCTTGAAAAACAACGTAAATTAGTAATTACATATATTAGAATTATAGAAAGAATATCAGAAAAATAAAGAAAAATACAATGAAGAAAATAAAGTATCTCGAGCTATTTTAACTGAAATTAAAGATCTGCCTAATGATATTTATGCCATTATAAATGATAAAGGAACAAAAATATCAGGATATTATGTAAGTGAATTAAAAGCTTTCGATAATTCAAAAATTCCAATAAGAGATTTTATTGAATTTACAAATGTACATAATTTAAAATAATTGCAAAAAATTTATTAAATTAGTTGAACAATATAACGGAAATAAAGAAATTCCAGATAATTGGATAAATCTTGAAATTCCTAAAAGAGAGAAAAATGAAAATTTACCAATACATATTAGAGAAGTTTATTATAAAGGAGAACATAATGGATATAATAAAAATAAAAAACCTTTAGTAGATGATAAATGTTTTACAAGTAATAAACTCACCCTAGAAGAAAAATATAATTTAACCATTACTCATTTAAAAACATTAGAAGAAAAATATTCTAAATCTAAATAATTTTATAAAATATATTAAATATCGGCTCATAACAGCAGGCTGCCAGAAATTATGGGAAAACAGTGATACCTGCTAGTAGTTTTCTTATTTAGAAAATTGCGACACATTCAAATTGCGGGAACACCCTTAGAGCTTTATATACTACTACATATTAGGAAACTTTATGTAGGAACCCAGTTAATTGCTGGCTCCAATAGTAAAAAGTATAAAGATTGGGCAATCCGCAGCCAAGCTCCTAAACTTATTAATAGTATAAATAAGCATGGAGAAGGTTCAGAGACTAGATGTTTGTGGGTGAAAAAAATTTCAAATCTTTGATTATAAATTTAAAAAATATTTATAATTAAGAGGTTTGGAAGGAACTTAGGTTCCTTTCGCTTAAGGTATAGTCCGTCCATTAGGGAAACTTAGTGGGGGCGAAACGGGATTTCGCAAATACAAGGAAAAGAAACAACAGATATTCCTGAAGATGTTTATGATAAAATTTTGTTAGAAATTAAAAAACAAAAAATTAATAATATGGCAGACTTAACATGCAGTAAAATTAAAGAAATATTGAAGAAATTAAAAATTAATAAGTATTACGAGCATATTCCACACATCATTAATAAATTAAATGGTTTACCGACTCCTCACTTTGATGCGGAACTTGAAGAGAAGTTACGTTCAATGTTCAAACAAATACAACCCTTATTTTTAAAATACGCTCCATCAAACCGAAAGAATTTTTTATCGTACTCTTACGTGCTCCATAAATTTATTCAATTACTCTCTAGAGACGAGCATTTGTCACATTTTTCGTTATTAAAGTCGAGAGACAAGCTCAATCAACAAGATGCTATTTGGAAAAAAATATGTGAAGAATTAAATTGGCAATTTATAACAAGTATGTAATTTTTACGATTATAAAAAATATTATCATTGTTATTTTAAATCATTTAATTTGTTATAATTTGCAAACTAATTAAAGATAAAACAAATTAGAAGATTAAATTATATAAAAAAATAAATTCTTTTAATCTTTAATAATAGTCCTATTATAATTAATGATATAAAACTTGTAGATAAAATAGATAATATTCAGTCCATAGAAATTGAAGAAGATAAAAATACTCGATATCAAATAATCAATAAACCAATTATTGAATCAATAAATACACCTAAAAAAGAATTATTCCATAATTCAACGAATTTTAATAAATTTATTAATGAATGTTTTATAATTGATGAAAAATCACATGCAAGTAGTATTGATATTATATCAAGATATAGATTATGGAGTAGAAGTAAAAATGTTTTAGAGAACCTTTTACTTAATCATATAAAAAATCAAGGATATAAAGAAGTTCAAATATATGACCAAATATCTAAATGTAATTTAACGAGTTATCAAGGTATTCAAATTATTCAACTTGAATCATTTAAAATAAATAATAATTCATCTGAAGTTGAAAAATTTATATTTGAAGAATGTATAACAGGTAGAATTTCTAGTAAAGAATTATTTGAAACTTATTCATTCATCTTGGAAAAATAAAATAAATCCAAAATATATTAAAATTATAAGTAATGATAAAAAATTAATTAATACTTATTTTAATAAACATTTCTTTGGGTCAACAGTATATACTGGATAATGTATTAGATTTGGATTCTATAAGATATGTTTAAAATATACAGAATCTGAATTAGTTGGTAAAAACAAAAACCTAAAAATATAAAAATTATATAACAAATTGACCAAAATAATAATATAGTACATGAGTATATATCAATAATACAAGCTGCATTTGAAAATAATGTATCTATATCAAAAATGAGTATTATAATATCAAATAATCAACAATATAAAGGTTTTAATTTTAGAGTAATTAATTAATTTTTTTATTAAATATTAAGACAAAAGAATTAAGGAATTATACTATATTCAGTCTATTATTTTTATTAAAAATATATTTTTTATTACTGTAAAAATTATATTATTTATTACCATAATTAATATTTATTAATATTTTTATATATACAAAAATAATTTAAAATTATTAAATCATTAGATATTTAAAAATAATAAAAATATTCTTACATAT